AGACTGGCTTGAACCCCACTTCACGGGAGAGGACATGACAGAACAGGGGTACCTCTGGTTAAAAAGCGGCGTTGGGTCCTTCTACGGTGGTGGCACCGAGTACCAGATGCACTGGCGTAACCCGCAGGGGGTGTTGCAGAACGGGCCGAAGACTTCTGTGGCTATGGATGTCGAGTTCTCACTCGCTAAAATCAACCCCTGGAACGTTCGGCTGACTTCTAAGTACACCCGCAGCTTTCCCCCGCCGGACCCCGGGGGTGGCCGGTTCTGGGAGAGGCTGAATAAAGGAGCGCTGCAGGCGGTACCTAACCAGGAAACCCGACAGTGGGCACTAAACGCCGGGGCGCCGAGGCAGATTGATGCGCCCATCCACGGGCTCCCTATCATCCGTGCCCGCGGGCAGCTCAAGCGAGCGAAGAAGACAGGCACCATCGCAGGCCCCCTCCAGGATGGCGGAGTGCTGCAGATGGGTAGTTGGGACTGGTTGATGGGATCCAGCTTTGCGAAGACGGCTGGATACGCTGTCGCTCCGTGGGTGCTCAAACCGCGACTCCAGATCAAGTCCTTGGTCATTCGATACCGACCCGAGGTATCCATTGGAGATACGGTGAACATCTACGGAACCTACGGCTCCGAGATGGGTCGCGCGTTCAACGGCACCCTGACTGGCATCGTGTATTCGGTGACTCACTCACCGAGCGTTGGTGAGACGTCCCTCGGCGTGATGGTCAAGCCGCAGTCATAGCCGCAAGATGGTACAATATGAGTAAGCCCTGCCCCGGCCTCCTAGATTTCGGGGCAGGGCTTATTGTGTACACGTAAGACTCCAAGGAGACCCCATGAGCAACTTCGCACAGAAGCTCGGCTGGCCCGACTCTGCTACTTTCGTCCCGGCGCTTTCCTCGGTGGCCGACACCACCGAAGACATCATCAAGCGCGTCGTCAGCAAGGAACTAGCTAACCTCGGCGGTGAGGGTGGCTCGGGCTCCATCGAGGAAGCCCGAGTACGTGCTATCGCCAACGAAGTGGTCACTGCGAAGCTCGCGGAGGCGGGCCCCGGCATCACCGAGGCAGATGTCACCCGACTCGCTACCGCCGCAGCGCAGGCGGCTGTCCGTGCCATCCCCGCGCAGACCCCCGGCATCACCACCGAAGAGGTAGACCGACGCATCCGCGCGGCTGTCCAGGCGCTCCCCGCACCCACCCCCGGCGTAACCGAGGCTAAGGTCAATGAGCTGGTGTCGGCTGCTATCCGCGCTATCCCCTCCCCGGCACCCGGCCTGGACAACGCAGCTGTGACCGCTATCGTTCGCTCCGAGCTGGCGAAGGCTACCGGAACGGGCGTTAGCTCCGCTGAGGTCTCCCGCCTCATTGCCGCAGAGATTGCGAAGCTGCCCGCAGTGCCCGCTGGTGTAGCGACTGAGGCGAAGGTGCGCGAGGCAGTTTCCTCTGCGCTGACTACCGCTAAGTCTCAGTGGAAGTCCGAGACTCTGGCAGAGGTGGACACTAAGATTACCTCCAAGCTGGCGGCAGCTCCCAAGGCTCCGACCGTTCGCCAGGTCAGCCCCGGCGTCATCGAGATTACTACCTACACCGACTAGTGGCGAAGTATGAGATTCTGACCCGCGTGGGAGTTGAAGCCGAAGTCACCCGCCAGGTCAGCCGATTCGAGACACGCGAGAAGGACTTCGGCTTCAAGTCGGGCGAGCGCTACTACTCGCCCATCACCTACACGTGGCCGGACTTTTACAACGGCGCGTCTTCCAAGTGGTCTAAGTTCCTGGAGTTCAGCAGCACCCTTGGTATCGTCCTGCTGAACCGCTCCAGTGGTGACTGGCTGAGCAAGCGTCCCGACCCGGACTTCGCGAAGCAGGGTGAGATTGCGCTCGCTGCAGGTGCGCGTCGTGTCGCGTTCTATATCAAGACTCGGCACGGTGCGATGTTCTCCGGTATCCCGGAGTCGTACCGGCAGAAGGTGGCGCAGAACCTCAGCGTGGACATGTCCGCTATCACCAGCTACACGGAAGACTTCATCATTCGCTCCGCGAAGGCGGTGAAGGAGGACTACCCCAACATCCCGGTGAACATCTTCCTGGACGAGACATCGCCCTGGATTGATATGTCCCTGCAGGACACCATCATCGCTGGGTACACCCGCTTGTACAAGCGCCTCAAGCAGGAACTCGGTCACGACACGCTGATTATCATCAACCCCGGCTCGAACACCCCGGCAAGCATGATGGATGCGTGCGATGTCGTGCTCTCCTATGAGTCGAACGCGACTCGCTACCTGGACCCGGCGACGCAGTACATCCACCCGGACCACTACAAGCAGTTCCCGTCGTGGCGCTTCTGGCACATCATTCATGGCGTCACTGAGCAGAACATTGATGATGTTTTTGCTAAGGCGGAGGAGCTGGGCATCGGTCACCTTTACGTGACTGACCGAACCTTCATGGTCGGCACCGGCTCGGAGGATGAGCCGGAGGAGAACCCTTACGACAATCCCCCGAGCGCCTGGGTGGAGAACCGTGTGCGCGCCTGGATCAAGGGCGTGCTCCCCTACGAGCGGCGCATCGCGACGCTGGAGAAGCAAGTTAAGGAGTTGATGCAGCGATGAGCACCTACCGCGTTGCGACACTGAACGCGCAGTCTCGCTTCGAGGGTGACGGCGACGCGGCGGTTGAGGCTATTGCCCGGCGTGTCCTAGCGTCCCAGCCAGCCGCTCCGGCAGGGGCTCCCTCGCAGTCGGTGTCGCTTATGCAGGTTGATGTGACTCTGCCCCCGTACAACGCAGACCCGACCGGCTCGCGAGACAGCCGCAAGGCGATTCAGGATGCGATTGATGCGGTGGCCGCGCGCGGTGGCGGTACGGTGTACCTTCCTGCGGGTACGTACCGCGTGGAAGACCCCTACATTGAGTTGAAGGGCTTCGTGCTGGTACGTGGCGCGGGCATGAACTCCACCCAGATTATCGCCCAGCCCCGTAAGCCGGTCACCGGCGAGGCGGCGCAGGATAAGGTGGGTGTCTTCCACACCGGATCGTGGCGCAAGCGCAAGCAGGACGGTACGATGCTCCGCTTCGGCGTGACCGACCTGATGATTCGCAGTCACCGCTCCGGTACCCAGATTCAGGCACCCCTCGCAGGTGTCTACGGTGTGCTCTTCAACACCGACCTGGGTAAGAACCCGGCCGACCCCGACTGCGTTGCCACCCTAAACTTTGTTGAGGTGTGGGGTATGGAGGTTGGTATCGCGATTATCGGCATTGACGACCAGGCGATGAAGTGCTTCGGCCTCAAGGTTCGCCACTCCACCGAAGCTGGGCTTATTGTCGGCAAGCCCCCTGGTCACCCCGAGGGCGCCGCAGGCGCGGCAGACAACAAGTTCTTTGGCGCGGACATCGGAGGTTCTAACCAGGGCGGCGGTGACCACGCGGGCATTGAGATTTACACCTCGCAGACCAAGTTCACCCATTCGACCTCCTGGTACACCCACTCGAACACCACCGCGGAGAAGCTGTACTGCCTCGAAGGTGGTAAGTCTGATACGGAGATGGGCGGCCCGAAGAACCCCAACCGCGAGGCGCAGAAGAACGGCGCGGGCTGGTACATCGCGGCTACCAAGTGTACCTTCACTGGGTGCGAGGCACAGGAGAACGGCGGCCACGGCTTTATTCTCCGCTACGGAGATAACGCTCTGGTAGGTTGCCGGGGTGAGTCGTCAAGCTATGCCCCCACGCAGGCTAACGCTACCGCGAAGAACAAGGCGGCTGACTTCTACATCTGTGACGAGGGCGCAGGGCACAGCATCGTCACTAGCTGTACTGCTGCGCTCGTGCGTCCGTCCGAGGGCGGCGCGCGTTGGGGATTCTACGTCGAGGGCTGGGCGAACAACTTGGACATTTCCCATTGCACCACGGTTGGTATCCCCAACCCTCCGGGCGCAGAGCAGCCGGTGCGCCTCCGGCGCGAGCTTGGCGATAACGTGTACGTTCAGGTGGATAAGTTCACGAAGTCCACCCGACCCAAGGAGGTAGCTAAGGCGCCTCCGGTGAAGTCCTACGCGGTTGTTCCTGTTGCGGGCATCACCTCGGAAGAAAAGCGTAGCTACGTCGCTGTTGATCCCACGACCGGCCAGGGCTTCCTACGCCTGGAGATGACCTGCACGAAGGACTTCGCTGAGGGTGAGGTCATCGCTAACCTGCAGGCAGAGGCACCCGTGCCCCTGTTCGCGGTCAGCGGCCTCGCCAGCAAGGGTAGCGTGTGGATTCCGCAAGACTCCCGCGAAGTTCGCCACTCAGGGGCAGCGACGGCGGGAGTGAAGATTCAGGCCACCGTCCCGGCGTTCTTCGAGGTGTCTTAGCGGTACACTAGGTAAAGAAAGAAGCCCTCACGCGCACCGATTATCGCGTGAGGGCTCGGGTAATGCTCCACAGGGAACACATCATTGACCGTGATCTATTGTACCATTACCCGAATAGAGGTGTATGTATATGGCCGAGCAGAAGTTCCGTGTCCCCCAGGTCGATGAGCGGGGCCGCCTGACTGGTGCCGCACTGGAGGGCGTGCGTGAGCTGATCCCCGCTGGTGGCGCAGACGGCTGGACGGCAGAGCGGCAGGCGAAGGCGCAGGGTTTCTGGGTCGAACACTCCGAGGAGCCGCCTACAGAGAAGACCAAGTACGGTGTCCCCGTGGTGTGGGCGGCTAAGCGTGCGCTCGGTGCGCAGATCCCGGTCCAGCCCTTTACCCCCTCGGTGAACCTTGCTCGACGCATCATCACCATCCCGCGACAGATCGGCGTGTCGTACTTTATCGACGGCACTCAGACTCAGCCCGGCGACTTCAACGTTCCTGGTAGCGACGCCCGTATCGTTACCATCGAGGCGAAGGCTGCTTCGGAGATGTACGTTCTGCCCAGCATCTTCCGCTGGGAGCGCCACTTCGGTACCATCTCGAACCGTGCGCTCTGGGCGTCGGACACCTTCGCTGGTCGTGTGGGGGAGAAGCTGTACCCGATCCTCCCTGTTGATGATCGCCCTAATCACAAGTGGTACGAAGTGCGTGAGGGCTCCGCGTGGAACAACCAGGCAGGTGGCACCGGAGCGGTGCGATGGTCCGCGTTTGGACCCGGCGCTAAGGACATCAACGGCGTGGACACCTACAACCGATGGGTTGTCCTGGAGTCTGGCGCTTCCGCGGTAGTGGATGGTGGCGAAGAGCTGGGCATGTCCTTCAACCCCGGAACTCCCAACATCTCTCTGGAAGTGGATATTTCGGAGGTGCGAAAGAACGCCTCACTGGAGATTTACTTCGGCAACCGAACCGGAATGTTGAACGATAAGAGCGGAACCGTCTCTACTATCGGCGTTCGTAACGACGGCACTACCTCCTCGATGCGCGACGAAATCCCCGGCGTGCCGTGGTTGCGAAACACCAACGGTGGCCCCTCCGTTGGTACCTGGCGATTCGACTTCCTAGATGGGCTGATTGTCATCACCTCTCCCGGTGGTATTCAGGTCGTCCACGATCGCTCCCCCCTGGATCCCGCTAAGTACGGTCCGTTCTGCCGCATCCGCTTTGACCAGCCGGACAGCGCCAGCATTTCAGCTATCCGCGTGTACAAGTCCCCCGAAGCTTAGGAGGTGAACAATGCTCTCTAGCATTGACAACGCAGGTGCCACCCGCACTGCGCAGCTCATGGTGCATGACGGGTCCAACTGGGTACCGGCAGGTGCAAACCCCCACCCCGAGATTGTGTGGCCGTCAGCCTTCACTGAGGGTCACTATCTGGGCGAGGGGACTGTCTGGCAGCGTGACGTGTCGAAGATGCCCCTGGCGGAAAACTCCGAGGTCATGGCGGCGTGGATGTGGGAGAACCTGGTGGACCCCTGGGGTAATAAGGGGTATCTAGGTGATTTCTCCCAGTCCCCCCGTCTCAAGGCAGCAATCCCCGGTACGGGCCTGAACATCTCCAATCATCCCGGCTCGACCAGTCCCATTGCTATGTACCTTGTGGACTCCTCTGTACCCAGCTGCCCTATGGTAGATATGAAGTGCGTTAGTGGCTTCCCGGCGATGCCCGACTGGGAGCGCAAGGCGATTGAAAAGAATGTCCCGTTCCCCACCTTCGCTCACCCCGGCGTGAAGGGGGATCAAGGCATGGCAATCTACGACGTGGCGACCGGAGTTCTGCGCGAGTTCTTCATGGTCAATAAGCAGCCGGACGGCACCTGGACAGGCACTATCGGGTATTCGACCGCTACCCCCGGTCTGCGCAACTTGGCTGAGGACAATTACGGCACCCAGCTTCGCTCCGGCTCTTCTGCGGTTGCTCGTATGCACAATAACCTCGGATTCATCGGCATCTCGGAGGTGCGCGCGGGTGTCATCAATCACGCGCTCGCGTTCACCTTTGGCGCGGTGGCGCATGGAAACCCCCCGTCATGGCCCGCGTCCGGCTCCGACGGTAAGTCCCCCGAGTCTGAGAAGAGCAAGTCCCCCACACACGGTCAGTGGGGACGTGTGAAGGCCTCAGTAGACCCGATGCACAATCCGCGCACTGGTCGTCCGTTCAATCCGCTGACTCGCCTGCTGATTGTCGCCGCACAGAAGTATGGCTTGGTGGGTACGGATACGAACTCGTGGGTCCATGCGTTCAACGTGGAGGACGGCTCGATGGAGCAGGCCTTCTTCGGCAAGGACCCCTGGGTAGACCCGAACGGTCTGCGTCTCCACATCGCGCAGGAGTACAAGGTGCCCCCCGAACTGTCCCTCGACGTCTCAGACTTCCCCTGGGACCAGACGGAATGGGCTCCTGTCGATTGGGGCCGCCCCGACGTGGACTTCGTGTCCAGGGTGCCCGACGCAAATAACTGGCGACGTGACCGAGCCTCGGAGGGCAAGATCTCGCAGTAACGGAAGAAGGAAAGAAGAAACACCATATGCACCTGTTCTCTAATACCCCGAGCATGTTGTCGGAGGTGTAATGAAGAGCGATCTATTCCCGCCGGAGGTCTGGGCGCTCGGGGGTGTAATCCTCGGTACCCTAATCCCCGCAGTGTTTGCGTTCATCACGGGTCGGCAGCAGGCCAAGCATGAGTCGAATAAGGTGCTGATTGAGGCTCTGGAGCGCCGTATTGGTGATCTGGAGAAGCACCTGCGCGAGGAGACAGACGCTCGGCGTTCGCTAGAGTCCGAGGTTCGCACCCGCGAAGCCGAGGCGCACTCGACGGCGGACAAGGCGCGTTGGGTGATGAGCATCGCGATCTCGCACATCAACCGGCTCGATGCCCATATCGCCGCCGGTTCCCCGCCGCCCCCGCCGCCTCTGCCCAGTGAGGTGGAGGATTGGGTGAGCCGCGAGCTGTGGACTACCAGTTTTCAGCCCGGGCACCCTGCTTTAGACAAGACCAAGAAGAAGAAGAAGGAGGAAGAGTAATGCTTCTGTTGGAGAAGGATAGCCCCCTGGCGGACAGCATCGCTGTATCGCCTAACTTTAGTAACTCCGGCAGCTACGACCGCAAGTCGAAGTGGGTCGTACTGCACACTATGGAGACTGGCGAGAACAGCTCCATCGCGGAGAACATCGGCGCTGGCTGGTTCACCAACCCGAACGCGCAGGCAAGTGCTCACTACTGTGTGGACGACAACTCCATCGTTCAGTGTGTGAACGAGGGCGACTACGCATGGGCCAGCGGCCCGACAGGTAACATGAACGGCATCCAGATTGAAATGGCAGGCCGCGCCGCACAGTCCCGCGCCGACTGGCTGGACGACTACTCCCGCGCTATGCTGGAGCGAACCGCCGCTCTGACTGCGGACATCTGCAATCGCCACGGCATCCCCGTGCGTGTGCTGACCGATGAGCAGGTTGCCCAGGGCGAAGCGGGCATCACCACCCACGCGGCCTTGGCGCGGGTCTTCCGCGAGACTGACCACAGCGACCCTGGCCCCGACTTCCCTTGGGACTTCTTCATGGAGCGAGTGCAGGCGCACGCAGGCGGCACTGGCGGTTCGGTCAATGAGCCCGCTCCGGCTCCCCGTGCGGCGTCCGTGGCTCAGGCTGCCCCCGCAGCGCCCCGCCGTGTAGCAATGTCCGGTGTTTTCTACCCGGACCGTGTGCTGGAGGTCAGCCGCGACCTCGACCCGAACAGCCCTGCGGTCGCGAAGTACCAGCCCGGCACCCCGATTCGCTACGACAGCTACGTGCTGGCGAACGGCTACGCCTGGATCAGCTACGTGTCCTATAGCGGTCAGCGACGCTTCGTGGCGGTCGGCCCGGATGACGGACAGGCCGGCACCACGTGGGGCTCGGGCTTCTTCAACTAGGAAGGAAACTATGAACAAGAACTACGATGTGAACGCGGGCAAGCGCCTAGCCAGCTACGGTGTGATTACTGCGATCTCCGCTCTGGCAGTAGCCTACGGAATCATCACCCCCGACAAGGCGGACCTGTGGGTGGCACTTCTCGTGGTGCTGCTGCCGAACATCGGCGGTATGATTATGGCTATCCGCAACGTCAAGACTGCGCCGGAGGAGCCGAACATCGACAAGGTGGCGGCAGCTGTCGTCTCCGCGCTGATGGAGGCTCCCGCTCCGACCAACCCGCTTGCGGAGTCTGACCACGGCACCGAGGTTCAGGGTATCCCGAGCCCTGCCGAGGGACTTGCCGAGGAGCCCACCGGGCAGTAGCAACTCTGCTATACTTGTGGGTACCAGGGGCGTAAGCCCCCACCTGCGCAGGTGCGACGGGCAGCACTCGAAGAGTACAGCACCCGTCATCATGCCGGTATAGCCGCTCTGCTATACTATTCTGGAAGGCTACTTACCGCCTTTCATGTAGAGGAAACCCCCACACCCGAGCTGTCGGTGTGGGGGTTTTTGCTATGCGCCTCGAAGGGCTGCCTGGTACTCGCTGATCGCGTGGCTCGGCTCGGCGTCGTAGCCAGCAAGCCACTTCGCCGCCGTCATAACGGCTCGCATCTGCGCCTTACGCAGGACGGGAACGTTATCGTCCGCAAGGTGCTTCTCCCACTCTCGGTCCATCTCCACGATGAGCCCAGCAACACCAGGAGTCGGTCGCTCGCGGGTCCACATCGCGTACTGTAGGTGGAGCTGTAGACACTTGCGCGCTTTGTCCAAGTCCTCCACCCCGTTCTTGCTCGGCGCGCGCCACAAATACTTGAGCGCCGCGCCCGCGAAGTACGGCATTTTGTTGATGTGTTTCTCCAAATCCACAAAGAAGATAGGGTCGTAGTGATGCGGATTGACCGGATCAACCGCCAAGTCAGCGCGTGGTGCTTCGGCTTCCATGTTCAGGATTCCTTTCTCGATAATGCTCTTGGATACGTCCCCGGTCAGCTCCAGCTGCTCCGAGTAGTTGTACCCGTAATCCCATGTTAGTGCCTCGATGAGGTCGAGCGTTGCCTTGTACGCACGATGGATGCATGTCTCGCACCGGGGGTTGATGGTTTCCCACGGCACCCGGCACGAGACGCACCGGGCGGGTCGAGGTATCGGCGGTGGTGTTCGCGGTGCGGGGACGGATATGTGACGCACCCTCACTCCTTCCGGTAGCGTGCGCAGTAGTAGCCTTCTGCCGCGAGCGGCAGACCCTCAGCCCAGGGCGGCGCGAGCGGGTTGCCCACTCCTGCGCCCATCAGCTCCTTCATTCGCTCCACGGTTACCCCGCCTTCGGCAATGACCTCATCGTGCACGTGGGCAACGACCGGAACGTTCTCTCGGTCAAGGTTCACCAGAGCATGAGCCAGAACGTCGCGGGCTACCGCCTGCGTCACGTTCTCGGTCAGTCGTCCACCGTAGGTGGGGATGACGGCGCGGTGACTCTTGGGGTCGAGGAAGTGCAGAGCCTCCACTTCCTTATCGAACTTGGAGACGGTGCGGAAGTGGAGCTTGTGGTAGAACAGCTCGCGGCCACTGGGCAGCTTGATCGTGACCAGACCGTTAGCCCTCGGGTGGATGGTGATGTACTCTCCGACGCGCCCGGAGCGGTTGCGCATCGCGCGGTCCATGTCAGCCCAGAACTTAGCGATGCGAGGGTTAGCCGCGCGGTACGTCTGCTTGATCTCTTCGAGCTCCGCGTCGGTACCTTCCGCACCCATCGCCTTGAGCGCGTTGATACCGCCGCCGTAGCCCAGCGCGAGGACTGCAACCTTACCCTTCTTACGCAGGGGCCGCGCTTCCTCATAGGGCACATGGAACATTCGAGCGGCAGTCTCGATGTAGATGTCTCGGCCCGCTCGGAACGCTTCGAGCACCCATTCCTCACCGGCGAGCCACGCCAGCACGCGCGCCTCAATCGCGCTGTAGTCACAGACGGTGAGGGTCTGCCCTGCCGGTGCCATGAGCGCGCCGCGAATGAGCGGCTTGAGCTCGGAGATGCTGAAATTCTCGGCGGGCTCGTTCATCACGCGGTCTACGAACGCCTGGGTCTTCTCGTCGTCTCCCGCAGTGACGCTCGGGAGGTTCTGCAACTGGACACCGCGCCCAGCCCAGCGCCCGGTGTGGGCGCCGAAGTACTGGAGGGTGCCGCGAACTCGATTACCCACGCCAAGGCGGTTCATCATTGCCTTGAACTTGGCAACGCTTGCCGCATTGGAGGCCGCGCGTTCTTCGAGGAGGGCACGCACGTCTCGGGGGAGGTCAGTTCGGGACAGCAGGTAAGCCACGGACGCTTTGTCCACGCTCTTGAGCGGAGCTCCCGTATCCTTGAACACTGGTACGTCGTTCTGCCCGTCCATCACGCCCGCTTCAACCAGGCGGCGGTTCACCCAGGCCAACACCTGAGCGGTCGAGTTGGGATTAGCAAGCCCCGAGATTGTGCCCATGTGCTGCAGGTGCAAGTCCTTAACCACGGCGGCGATATCCATACACCGAACCGCCAGCTCCGCATCTACGAGGATGCCCCGGTCGTTGATGCGCTGGTCGGCGTTCCATACTTCGCGCTCACCCTTGGGGAATCCACCGTAGCGGGTGGTCAGCTCCGTGTAGACCTCGACCATCGTATCGACGTCCTGAATGGCGTAGCGGCAGAACGCTGCCCACTCTTCGGGGCGCTCCTCGGGGGTCATTGCGCGCCCGGTCTTCTTGCTCGGCACGCAGAACATCTGGATCAGGGCGGTACCCGCCGAGTCCTTCTCTTCCACATGCAGAGCGCGGGACAGGTCAGCTAGGCTACCGGGGAAGCCCAGAGAGCGACCCATCGCCATAGTGTCGATGAACCGCTCTGGGGGGATGAAGGTGCCAGGTGCGTAGTTGAAGATGCGCGAGAGTACCAGGCGCTCGAAGTTAGCGTTGTGCGCGACGAAGGTGACGTGCTCTCGCTCGTTCAGCCCACGCAGAGCCCACTTGATCTCGGCCTCGCCCTGCGCGATCTTCGTCTGCCCGTCCACGCCGTAGCGGTACGTCATGATGAGGGGCGCGAAGTCAGGGGATGCCATGTACGGGTACGCGCCGCAGTCGCGCAGGTTCACCGAGGAGTACGTTTCAAAGTCGATGAACATCAGTGTTTCCATGTAGGTCTCCTAGAGGAAACCCCCGGCACGTGGGTAGAAATCCGTGCCGGGGGTTTAGTGTGGAATAGTTACAGTCTACAGCACGTCGTCGATCGACTCAGCCGAGGAGTATGCCTCCGCACCGTCGTTGCTGACCTCATCCATGTAGTCGCCCAGACCCTCGAAGGCTGCGCCAGCGTCGCGTACACCGTCCAGACGCTCGCCGTCCTGGGTCTTGAGGACCGAGTTCAGGAAGAAGGTCAGTCCGGTGGAGCCTGCGAAGCGGTAGACGAAGGGCACCAGTTCAACGAAGCCGTAGTCACCGGAGTGAACCTCTTCGACATCTGCCTTGACCGGGCCGGGCTTGCCGGTGGAGGGGTTGGTACCCCACTTGAAGACAGGGACAGGGCCGCGCTTTGCCTTCGGATTGACGTTGAAGGAGTAGGTGTTCACCAGGTGGGCGGGGGTCTGCTCGTCACCCTGCTCGTCGTTATCGGTTACCTTGGTCTTGAGCTGGGTCTTGGAGGCGATGCTCAGTGCGAACTTGTCACGCCAGTGCTTGTTCATCAGCTCTGCCTGCGCCTTGGTGAGTCGCTTTTCTTCCACCGCCTCAGCGACAGCAAGCTTCACCTTCTCGCCCAGAGCGTCCATGATGAGGGTATCGGAGTTGGGGATCTTGTCGTCCTTGCCGATAATCAGCTGGATACCGTACTCCAGACCCTCAAGCTTCTCGCTGTTGGCGCCCTCCTCTGCGAGGATACGGTTCACGACTGCCTGCGGGACGAACTCGCGCTTGTTACCGTCAGCGGTGACGCGAGAGGGGTCCTTGAGCTTGACGTAGGAGAAGCGGACGCGGCCGAGGGTTACTGCATTGTATGCCATGATGGTTGGTTTCCTTTCAGTGGTTAGATAGTAAGGTTTTCGTAAGCCGAGGCGGTTGCTTCGGCCTTGATTTCTTCCGGGCGCTTATCGCTCTCCGGGGCGAGAGCAAGCTTCCCGGTAGTCTTGGTGACGAACTCGCTCGCCGGAGTGTCCTCCAGCTTGACCCCGAGCTTCTTCTCAAGGTTGCTGATAGTCTCCAGCTTCACGACCGTCTGGCTTAGCCCATCGGTGCTCACTCCGCCTTCTTCAAGGGCACGGAGGAAGCCTTCGGGGTCTGGGATGGTACGTCGGGCAGAGCCACGCACGACCTTGAGTCCGGGGAACTTCACCCCGTGGTCATACGCCTGAGTGAGCACATGCTCCTCGACGTCTGTGAGCCATTTCTTAATCGCCTTGGCGTTCAGGGCGACCATAGCAAGCTGCTCGACGGTCAGCTCGCCTCCTGGTGCGAGGACCGGGGCATCAGTCATCAGTCAGCATCCCTTCTTGTAGTAGGAATCCCCACATGGCGTTTGCTCGGGCCGAGCAGATTGCCTGGGCGGGGCACCACTGGCAAATCTTATCGCTCGGACAGAAAGAGCCAGTGGAAGAATTGATCTCTTGTATAGCGGGTAGCACCTTCGTGTCCACCCAGCTACGCAGCTCATCAGCGGTGACTACATACTCGCTGTGACTGCGCAGACGCGGCTGGAAGATGTGAAGCTCGACGGTCTGGATGTCGTACACCAGCTCCCAGATGCGCAGGGCACCGGCTCCGTACAGGAGCAACTGCGGATTCTCCGTGGCGTTCACCGGGATGCCAGCACCATACTTGTAGTCGATAACGTACAGGGTGGTGCCGCTGACGACAATCGCATCGGCGGTTCCGAAACACTGCTCGGTCACGAAGACTCGCTGTTCAATCATGACGAGCGCGTTCGGGTCGTCCCGGAGAATGTCGAGGATGAACTCGACCTGCCCGGAGGCGAACTGCTCCATTTCGGAGATTGCAGGGCGACCCAGCAGCTTCTCGGCTTCTTCCGCGAGGCGCTTGCGCTCCGCCTTGAACTCCGCAGCAGAGACTTTGCCGAGCGCCTGCTTCATCAGGTTCTCCAGCACGGCGTGCGCTAAAGTTCCCTCCTCAGCCGCCAGGCCTGCTGTCTGCTCGGGTACCTTAGCCGACTCGATAAGGTCGAAGGACTTCGTGCAGTTGAGCCAGCGGTGACTGGAGGAGGGGGACAGCTTGGCGTGTACGTCAGGCATCCGCGCTGTTCTTTCGGTTCGCGATCTCGCGCTCCAGCTTGCTCAGGATGTCGGCGCGGTCTGCTACCGGAACCTCCGAGACTCGGGAGAAGCCGCGGGTGGAGAGCACGGTCTGCACAAGCGATTTTGCCTGCTCCCCGGCGAGCTCCTGCAGCTCCAGGACGGCTGCCCGCATCTGCTCAAAGGTGACTTCTCGGGTGGGTGCGGGGGAGCCGCCGTTCTCAAGCGCTTCAACGCGCTTCGTCAAATCCTCCAGGGAGGCAGCGATGGACTGCAACTCCTTGATAATGATGGTGGCCGCGTCCGTCATGGCGGCGGCGCTTGCCTCAGAGTTGAGGGGGGTCATGATTCACTTTTCCTTTCATGTAGGGCCCGCTTGAGGCGGGGGTGATTCCAGTATTGCACCGGAGCCGCCACCGTTTCAAGCGGGCGTTGGTGAGATAGCCCACGCTTAATCAGCGTAGGTGACGCGGAAGACGGTCTGCGAGCCGTAGCAACCGACTCGCTGCCTTCCTTCCTCCTGGACCAGCACACCCTTACGGGTAAGGCTGACCAGGGCAGCTGTGATGCGGTTCTGGTCACGCAAGGACATATCGGGTAGACCCTTGCGCATAATCTCCACCCACACCGCGGCGGGGGTGATGAACGAGCGGGGAGCCGTGGGCGCAGACTTATCCTCCGTGCCCATGCTCTTATCCTGGAGCCATTGGATACGCTCGGGCATGGACATACGCTCCCACGCCAGAGGCACAGGGGACTCCAGCGCCTCGGTGATGGTCGCAACGAGGTTGTCTTCCATCGTGTGAGACTTCCGAGCCTGCTCTGCCAGCGCTTCCTCAGCGGGGGAGAGCACGGGGCGCTCGCCGTCCTGGTACAGCGCCACCGCTTCTGCCCACACCTGGTCCACGTACTCGGGGGTGTACTTATCGAAGGCCATCTGCTCCAGAACATCGACAATGAGGAAGCGGCGGTTACCGTCGCGCTCTCGTAGCATCATCGGATCATTGGTGGTGCCCCAGACGACCCACCGGCGCGGTACTTCCGTAGCCGAACGGTCATACGGCAAGCGGTACACGTCCCTCTGCCTGGTCAAGAAGTCCTTGAGCTCGTTGAAGTCGGCGTTGTTCAGGGCGTGGCCCTCATCCGACACCATAATCCACGAGCGCGAAGCCGAGATGAGCGTGTCCTTGTTCTGGATGTCGCCCAGGCTGGCGGTGTACCCACGAGCCATGCGTTCAATCCAGGTGGTTTTACCGACACCCTGCCCGCCGAAGAGGATAAGGGACTGGTCTACCTTGCATCCAGGCTTGAAAGCGCGTGCTACCGCCCCGAGCAGGGCGCGCTTAGCGACCATGCGGTTATACGGGGTGTCCTCAGCACCCGGTAGACACGTCTCCAGGCGGGGTATGCCGTCCCACGTGAGGCTCTGCAGGTACTTTTTCACCGGGTCGATGCGCCGCTCACGGCGCACACGCCCGAGAAGGTCATCCACTCGCTGCCTGGTGACCCGCCGGATCTGGTACTGCCGCTCGATATGGTCTTTGAGGCCACTAACGTCAGCATTGTTCACCTGCGGCGGGCTTCCATCGCGAAGGTCATAGTCTTCGCTCATGATTGCCTCGTAATCACCGCGCACGTTCCACCAGAGGGACTTGAAGATGGGGTCGTGCATGAAGATGAGGTCGTAATTCTCGATACGGTCTTCAACCTGCAGGGTCTTCTCGTGCCGAAGCAGCTTCTTCGTCCATTCGAGCTCCCCCTCACTCAGGTCTTCCTCTTCCTCCGCCTCTACAGCGAGCTCAGGCTCCTGGGTGAGGGTGGAATAGTCCTCAGAGACGGTTAGCGGGCTACCGGCGACAGCGGGGCGAGCAACCTGCTCGTAGGCGGCGGTGGCTCGGCGCTGTTGGAAGCCCTCATGCCCTTCCAGGAAGGACTTCATAGCTCGGGAGGACGGGGAGTGGATCACTGCGCCCTCATAGCCTGCGTCCTGCTCTCCGAAGAGGTGAATACGCACTAAATCGAAAGCGTTCTGAGCGTGACCACTCGCCGGGTCGCTCCGGTGGTTCGAGAAGAACAGCAGCGGGGCGTCGGGCAGGGGACTCATGCCCGGAGCGGAGCTCTTGTCGGCGTGAGTGTACCGGAAACGACTGCCGACACGTTCGTAGGGGAGCTTGAACACCTCGATCAGCTCATCGAGGTCTTGGTAGTGCCTGCAGAACTCCCCGGCGATGCCCTTGAGGGTCAGCGGGTCTTTCTTGCGCACTCGTCCCATCGACACAGCGGCTCCGGGGGTGTCCGGCGCACTCTGGAACAGCGCACCGGAGGCCAACGGGCGGTTCAGCTCGCTCCCGTACTCGTACAGGCTTGCATCCTTCGCCGCCGGAGTGAACATGATCTGGCTAGGGGTGGCGCTCGCGGCATCAATCGCCGCTTGAGGCACAGCGCGCATGATTTCCCGCACGATGCGGGTGTAGACATCTGGGGGCACCATCCCATCCAGCGGGATGAGCACGCGGTACGAGGGCTTCTGCGGCGAGTGCGAGTACGTCGTGTGCCAGAGCACCGCTACGTCCTCAAGGTAGCTCAGAAGCTCCGTGAAGCCCTCTGCGGAGGCTCCGTCCAGGTCGAGGGTGATGACGCTACGGCCAATCACGTTGTCGCCGCTACGGTGGTGCCCGCGCAGCTCGCCGGGTAGGTACGAGCGGGCGTTCTTCTGCGTTCCGGGGGCGCGGAGCATGTCGAGGAAGTCATCAATGCTGTACTGCAAGGCGGTAGTGTTCGCGCTGGTGCCCTGTGCTACCTCGACGGGGAATCGCTTCTCTGCGCGAATCGCGGCAGCAGTCGTGGTCGTTGCCGGGGAGAGTACGGACATGGTACAATCGCTCCTAACGTCATGTTTTGTTGAGTACTTTTTTCAGTGGTTGGATGTCGCCCCCGGAGTTCATAGCTCCGGGGGTTTTTCTTTGCGCTCTAAGTCTACACTTCCTCCTTCTTGAGGTAGTCCAGGAGAGCCTGCTGTGCGTCCACCTTGTGAGTCAATCGCGCGTAAACATGCTCGTCAATGGAGTTCGGAACCTCAAGAATGTGAATCGTCACAGGGTGCTCCTGGCCGCTACGGTGAAGGCGCTTATTGGACTGCAACCACGCCTCACTGCTCCAGGGCAGGGACAGCCAGACGGCGATGTGGCCGCCCTTCTGCAAGTTCAGACCATGACCGATCGACTCGGGGTGCGCGGCGAGGATGGGAATCTCACCATTGTTCCAGCGGTCCACGAAGTCCTTGTCCTTGACGGTGCTCACGAGCGGGCCGAGCTTCGGGTGCGCCCTGAGCATCTGCAACTCGGCGGCGAAGCGGTAGAAGACCAGCACCGGGGAGCCCTTGGCGGCTTCCACCAGGTCCTCCAGCTTGTCGAGCTTGGCGTGGTGAAGCTGGGTGAACGGGCGCTCAGCGCCCGCAGGAGCGTCGATATCCTCCTCCTGGTACAGGAAGCCACTCGTGATCTGTGAGAGCTTCCCAGAGGCCACAGCGGCGTTCTTAGCGGAGATTTCTTCGCCCTCCGAGGCGAGCCAGACGCTCATTTCGTCGCGCATCTTCTTGTACGCCTTCACTGCGGTCGCCGTCATGCGTACCGGGTGAGTCACATAGGTGACCTCGGGCAGTTCGACGCGACCCTCGGTGCCCATCGACAGGGCGAGGTGGGCAATCGCATCGTAAATCTTCTTGTCGGCTCCAGGCTTCGGCACCCAGTCAGTGAAGCTGCCGAAGCGCTGGGTCGGGTGGAAGTACCGCTGACGAAAGGTGGTGAGCGTGCGGCCCAGCGCCAGTCCTCCATCCAGCAACTTGATCTGAGCGTACAGATCCATAAGCCCCTTGGGGGTGGGCGTGCCGGTCAGACCCCATACGTGGTCTACGAAGGGCGTGATGATGGATGCGCCCTTGAAACGCTGGGTGGCTTGGTTTTTGTAGCCGGAGAGCTCATCAATAATGAGGGTCTTGAAGTAGCCGGAAGCCGCCTTCTGCGCGGCTTCCGCTAGGTTCTCACGGGAGATGATGGTCAGGTCTGCGTCCACGGCGAGGGCGGCGGCTCGCTTCTTCGGGGTGCCCTTCACGACGGTAATCGACAGGTGCGGCGCCCACTTGTCGCGCTCTGCTGCCCAGGAGAACTCAGCGACACGCTTCGGAGCGACGATGAGGGCGGGCAGGTGTGCCTTCGTGAGTGCCCGCAGGCAGATGAAGGTCTTACCGAGGCCCATTTCAAGGATGAGAGCCTTGCCCTTGCCGGGTCGGTGGAGGTGGTCAATCGCCTCCACCTGGTAGGGGCGAGCTGACAGGATAGGGTCGGTGGTCACGATGTGGTCCTTTCGTCTAGTGCTCGCTGTCTCGGTCTGCGAGCCACTGCGCCACGCCGTCGTGCCCGTAGAGCACAGCGACGTTCGCGCCGAGGGTGTCGAGTTTGCTGATGATGTGTTTCTGCCGGGCAGAGAGCCTACCGCCTTGCGCTCGCTTGAGTTCGAGGAACCAGACCGTCCCGCCTGGTAGGATAACGATCCGGTCGGGTACCCCCGTCTCCGAAGAGAGGAACTTGTAGCTGAGCCAGCGACGCTTAGCGCACTGCCTGACGAGATACTTCTCGACGTCCTTTTCGAGGGGGGTGCTGGTCATGTTTTTGGGGTCCTTTCTGCGCGGTCGCCAGAAAAGTATATAAACTTTTTTAGTTGAGGGTCACTTTAGCGCCAAACCCCTAGTCAGCGCGTTTTGACCCTAGATTTTTTTAGGGTCATTTTAGCGTCACTTTAGGGTCACTGACGCTAAAATCTGGATTTGTGGAGAGGTAGCTCACGTGGTTTTCCTACCTGTTGTGAGCGCGGTCACTAGGTGTAGTGTCGGCTGTCACAGAGGCTCTGTTTTCTGTGTGAGCTGACTCTCCATTGACGCTAAATTAAGGGTCATTGACCCTAAAATGACCCTAAAGTGACGCTAAAATTTTTTAGGGTCAAAACGCTCTGACTAGGGGTTTGGCGCTAAAGTGACCCTCAACCTCGCGCGTACGGAAAGTTTATATAGAAGTTAGTCGGTAAGCCCGGTTCGGAGGGTACAGAAAAGCCACCTATGAACGTCTGCTCATGGGTGGCTCTCCCGTTATTTCCCTAGTCGCCTTCGGTACCTCTACCTATAGCGTTTCCAAGTCTACCCGAAGCCTTGTACTTACTCCAGTCGATGCGAGAGCCGAGCGGTGCGTCCTTGCGGAGGATTTCTCGCCCGCCCAGACCTCGGACCGTCTGCCCCGACATTCGCCTAAGCTTCTGCAGGCTCTCTCGGTTCTTCCGGGCAGTCTCGGAGCTGGTCTTGCGCCGGTGGTGGTGACCGCACAGCGCAGCGAGGTTACTCGGGTCGTTGCTCGGCCCATTGATGTGGTCTACGTCGGTCGCCTTGGCTGTACAGCGCTGTCCAGTCACGGCATTGGTCGCCATGCACTGAAAACCGGCTGCCCTGAGCACGTCGAGTCGAATCTTCCGCCATTGCGGGGATTGCTGGTAGGTGAGTCCGCTCTTGGCACCCCACCCGGTACGCTTCTTGCTACGCTTCGGCACGGGATGCTCCCTGTGCGGCCTTCAACGCCACCTCAGCGGCTTCTTCGCGGGTTAGACCACCTGCTGAGTACTCAACGGACTTTGCGGCGCTCAGGAAGCCGTCAGCGCCTCCGGTGATGGTGCAGACGATGAGCCCGGATTCCCCGCCGGTAGCGTAGTCCTCGACGTGAACCGCGCCGCCGACGTTCGATCCCTCACCGTGCCACTTCTGGGACTTCGATAGGTTAGTCCACGCCAGGATGTCCTCTTCACGCCACAGGCAACCCCTTTCGTGGTTCTTTCCGCGGTTGAAGACTACCGCCGGGGAGGGAAACTTCCCCGCGTTGATTAGTCCGTGGATGTTGGAACGTGTATAGCAGGTAGCGGCGGCGACACCGGATGCGTCGTAGAGTTTGCCGTACTTTCCGGGGTTCGGGAGGTTAGTCATTGGTTCCTTTCTAATCTTCCACCGTCAGAGTCGCCGTGTAGAGGTCATTCACGCCTTCCACGGGCTCCGGGGCGGAGAGCTTGAGCTTGCTGAGTGCGTTGGTGAACGCTTGGTTTCGGACGACGGAGCGGGAGCCCCATTCCATGTCGTCGGGGAGCTTGATGCCTGCCGCCTGGAGCAGTCGCAGTTCCTTGCGTCCTCGCGCGGCTTCGTCCTCGTCGGGGAAGTTGCGGGATGCCGTCGCCCAGGCGTAGGCATTGACGATGCTGGTGAGCAGTGCTCGGCTGAACGTGGTGGCGAAGCTGTTGCGGATGATGTCGTTGGCGACGGGTCGGATAGCGTTTGCGAAGCCGGTGTAGTCCGGCTTCTCCGCCTGTGCTGAGTACAAGGTGGGCAGTCCGTAGTCGGCGGGGTCTGCACCGTAGGTCTGCGGCTCGGCTCCCTGCCACGAGGGTGTGTACAGGCCGGGCAGTGCGCAGAAGGCGAGCGGGTAGGCGCTCGGGTCGGTAGGTTCCTTGCTGAGCAGGGTCAGTCCGGGGCGCTCGGCTCCGAACGAGATCAGGTTTGCTTTGATCCATACGGGGATCTCAGTCATTCGTCAATCCTTTCTAGGTCGTCTTCATCGTCCCCGTCCCACTCCTCGGTCAGCAGGTCTTCCAGTGCGTTGAGGGAGTCTAGGAACTCGGAGGCGGTGAGGGTGAAGGGTGCGGCAGCTTCGGCTACCGCCTTGTCAGGGTGGGAGTTCAGGAAGGCGAGGTGCCCGAGCATAATCTCCCGGTACGAGTGAATCTTGTCCAGCTCGCCATAGACGGCGGCGGGGTTTACGGTGATGCGGTGGTCAAGCATAAACCCCGCCTCCTTTCTTTGGTTACTTCTTCTTCTTGATGAACTCTACGAGCACGGCACCCAACGGGGAGCCCGTGCTCTTCGGCAGTACCATGCGGACAATAGCCTTGTACGGGCGCTCCTCCAGCATCTCACTGAGGTCTTTGCCGAGCAGTGCCTCGTAGCTGGAGCATCGGAACGATAGCTCCTCGCCGTCGGGGTTGTTGTTGTACCAGCGGTTGCGGAAGTAGAAACGCTTGACTGTGACTAACTTCGTTTCTAGCTTCGCCTCGGTATCGCCCTTCTTGGGGACTTGTACCCCGCGGATTTCTTTCTCCTCGGTTACCTTGGCGATTGATACAACGCCGTAATCGCGTTTGTCCGCGGCACGGAAGTTGCACATCTCCGGGACGACCTTGATGGTCTCTGCGATCTTGAGTGCCAGGCGGCGAACGGTCATGTCACCGCACCGCTCCATGAAGAGGTTGAAATGTCCCGGAAGCTGGTCCTTGATGCGCACCATGCTATTCAGCGGGTCGGCAAACACGTACTGGAGGGGTCGTATATCCTTGTGGAACACGATGTCGAACCGGGGCGGCTCTCCCACACGGAATTCTTTGGGAGTCAGGCTGATGAGCTCTGCACCATCCGCCTGGTACTGCGCCTTGCGGTCGCCGTCCGTCAGATTTATCCGCACCGAGTATCTGGCACCCGGCACGAGTCCAAAGTCGTTGGGCATCTTCGTATCCTCCTTACTAGCTCGAAATCCAGGCGAGGAACGCGAGCCCGAAGAGAAAGTCATCGCTTTCTTCCTCTCGCTCCTTCTGTTCAGCCTCGTACACTTCGCCTGCCAGACGCTTCACGTCGTGGTAGCTCATCGGCTCGGGGGTCATTGCTTCATCTCCTTCGTTAAGTTTTCTTCAAGTTGTTGCAGGTCGTAGCGGAGCCGGGTAAGGCTCATAGCTACGTTGCCCGGCACGTTCGCATCTTGCAGTGCCTTGACTGCCAGTGTAGCAATACGCTCAGTGAGCTCTTTGAGTGCGTCAGCGGCTTCCTGCTCCAGCCCCTTCTTGTGCTCCGAGATCTCCCACATCACCGGCTCACCCTCCGGCTTTACGAAATCTGCGCCACTGGGCTTAGTGCCCCAGGGCGGCAGCTCTCGCACGCTCTCGGGCAGTCCCACGTGTCCCGAGCCGGGGTAGAGGTAGCCTTGCTGTACGACGTAGAGCCATCGGCGCAGGTAGCTGAGCACTCGGTTTCGGTCGCGGCCTTGCACGCGGCTCAGTTCGGCAATGACGAACTCCAAGGACACACCCTGCGCTCGTGTTCCGCCGCCTCGCTTCTCCGCCAGGAGCCCCTTGATGATGGGGGAGGGGAAGGTCACGACGCTTCGTTCGTCCTTGGCGCGCTCGCGAATCCACCCGTTGATGACGCCAGGCTTGAAGCCCAGGATGCGGTTGAGCTGGGCGACATGGGCGTAGACACCGGGGGTGCCGGTGGCATCGGCGGCGAACCGGAGGATGAGCGGCATCTTCTCGACTCGCTTCGTGGCCTGGATGAACACTTCGCAGGTAGCGAGGTGAAACTCGGGGCGCTCTTCGCTGGTGCGGTGCGAGATGATGCGCATCCCCTGGGTTAGCTCGGTTGTCATTGTTTAGCTCCGATGCGGAAGGCTGTTTCAAGGTGCGCAACAGCAAGTCGTAGGTTCGCCAGGGGTTGAATGGCCCCTCTCAGCTTGTACTGTCCCCGGCGCAGCAGTTCAGCCATCTCAGCGGTGCGGTCGGCGCACTGGGTGAGGGCTTTAATGGCCTCGGTAGTCCTTATGTCGTGCCGATAGCGCGGTTCTTCGGCGCTATCTGCTTGGGGTAGCTCTGCCATCAGTCCTCCTTGCGAGCGAGTGCTACGTAGAAGCACCCGGAGCGGGGCGCTCGGTAGACATCCACGATGACACGGGGGGCCGGTCGCAACCAGTGATGCGTCACCATCCCGATGAGTTGGTCGAGGTCTGCGGCGCACGTCACAGGGACCTCCGCCCTGTAGTCTCCCTGGAATAGTTTCAAGGAGAGATTTCCTGCCGTTGCGGGGCCGAAGCTGGCCTCTCGGATGAACACTGCGTCGTTCTCACCGACGACAGCGTAATCGAGCTTGGACAACCCGACGGCTCGGGTGTAGGTGTGGAGCGGGTACTCTCGCTGGTCGGCTTCTTCCTCGGGTAGAGTGAGCAGTTCAGGGTCGATGATTGATTCCAGACGCTCGCGGGTTTCCGCCGTAAGCTTCGAGTAGTTGCGCAAGGTACCGAACGGTACGAGGGTGTTTCGGGTGGTCATTGGTTATCCTTTCTGGTTCCGGGTGCTGTCCCACCCAACAAGGTAGTGGTGGGCTTCTTGGAGCAAGCGTCGGCGCACGGCGGGGATGTCACTCGCTGCTGCGGTGAGGAGGCGGGAGCAGGCCAGGGCGTGCTGGGTGCTGTGGAACTCGTCTGCGCTCATCGTTACCATTGCGGCGGAAAAACGCAGGTCGGCTACGTGCTCGTCGTCCACCTCGTGCTGACTCAGGGAAAGAGCGGTGATTCCAGCGCGGACTTGAATCACGTCTAGGAAATGAGCTCCGGGGCGCAGGTTCCAGACGTCGCGGAAGGTGTCTCGCCACTCGTCGGGGAGCATCGAGGCCATGTACTCGCGGTTCTCGTCGTTGTACATGTAAGTCATGAGTTCTCCTTTCGGTTGAGGTGCCAGGTTCGGAGGCATGAGAGCGCGGCGCCAAGATAGCGGCGGCGGGTGTCGGGGTTGCCGTAGCTGTCTCCTATGAGGAGGAAGAATAGGGCTTCCACCTGCTCGGGGGTGTGGATTCCCCGCGCGTTCTCCCGCACTACCACTGCGGTCCGCCGCAGGTCTTCTGCGTGATCGAAGCGGTCGAAACTACTTTTATCGACGCCCAAGATGAGCAGTCTGATTCCGGTAAGGGCTTCGTCCCAGTCCGTATCAGGCGACTCGTTGCGCAGCTTCCAGATGTCGCGGAAGGGATCCATCCAATCAAACGACATTAGGGCGGAGATTTCAAGGCTCTGCTTGTCGGTGTAGAGTACTTTCATCAGTCTTCTTCCCTTCGTTGGGTGTTGCGCCACTCCTCAAGCCTGTTGTGTGCGTACCGCAGTTCTCGGACGCGCCCCGCCCACTCGTTGCAGATGAGTGCGGCGATGAGGTGGTACACGACCCCGGATTGTAGCTTGTGGTGGAACTGGTCGGCGTGCTCCTCGACCGTGTACATTGCCGAGAAGAGCCACATACTACGGATCGGGTCCATCTCGTGCGCACCTGCCGGGAGGGTGGTGAGCTTGTCGATGCGCCAGAGGGCGTTGTCCCAGTCCACATCAGGTGAGTCGGGGCTCAGGTTCCATACGCGGTGTACGGCATCCGCCCAGACATCCGGCATGGTCTTCTTGATGCGATCGCGTTGTTCGTCGGTGTAGAAGTCCATCAGTTCTTCTCCTTCTTGTTCGGTCGGGGTACCCACGCTAGCAGGGAGCGTAGCGGAGGGTACTTGCGTCGGTCAGTTGCACGGCGTAAGTAGGTGTATCGGATGGTGCGCACCGGCGGCATCTTCGGTACGGAGTAGGTGGCAACGCTCGGTGCGTCGTAGCGCCAGGCGTCGTCGGCGTTGAGCTCGCGGATGCGGGCGTCGTGTTCGGATAGGGCGGTCATTCGTGTTCCTTTCATTCTTCTTGGTCGTCGGGTTTTGTGCTTTCGGCAAGGCCGATGATAGAGACAAAGACCAAGACCCAGCCGGGGATTATGACCCAGGGGCTTGCCGGGCCGAGGGTGTAGACGAGGTAGAGCACCACCCCCACGAGAAGCAGCTCAGCCAACATAAGCACCAAGTCCCAGGGGATGCGGCGCTTGGGCTTAGGAGGTGTCGGGGGATTAGGCTCCCGTACCTTCTTGGGCTTAGGCTCCCGTACCTTCTTGGGCTTAGGCTCCCGTACTTTCTTGGGCTTAGGAGGTGGCGTAGGCTTCTTACGCCACCTCTTCGGGTCGGCGCGCTCGATAGCTTCGATCAGTGCGGAGTAATCACCCCACTCCAGCGTAGGCCCCGGCTTCGGCTCGGTCTTCGGCGCAGGTTCCTTGTAGCGGGTGCTCTCGACGCGCGCCTTGACGCGGGGGAAGTTTATACCGGGGAGCTCGCCCCGCCCGGGACGCTTCTTAGTAGACGGTTCTGGGGAGGGTGGCCTGGGCGCGGGGCGCGTTCCTACTTTGATGCCTTCCTCTTCGAGGAGCTGTTCGATTAGGTGGTACATCGCCTGGCTGTGGGACAGTGGCTCCCAGGTCCGTTGCGATATGAGGTAGAGCACCCGTCCTAGCGCACCAGCTCCGACGAGGTTGTTTAGGTTAGCCATCCCGCCGGGGCAGACCCTCATGCTCTTGATACCCTGGAAGGCGAGCATGGGGGATAGGTCGGACACGAAGCGGGCGATTTCTCCGCGCTTGTCGTAGAGGGTGAAGTCCCACCCACTCCATTTGGCACTCACCCCTTCTTCTGTGGTCCAACCGCCGAAGTGGGGGACGTGTCGTTTCGGGAGCTTACCCTGCTGGGCCGCGTCTCTCGCCCAGATGAGGGTCCGTAGGAACCTGGCGGCGGTTTCTTTTTCGTCCTTGGTGATGATGTTGTACTCGGGTGGCATGGGCATCGCTTACTCACTCCGTCCCATGAGTTGTCGTGCCTGCTCTTCGAGCATGAGCGAGTTTAGCTCTGCTTCGTCTGACCAGCTACCCCCGAGCAGTCGTTCGGTGGCGACTTCGTTGCGGCCCTTTGCGTCAGCTAGGAGCATGGTTTCCTGGCGCAGGGAGCTGGAGCCGGTGAGCTTCGCACGGGTGCCCTGTACAGACTCAACGAGTTCGGCGGTCTTGGTGAGCAGGGCGTTGTTCTGCTCGACGGTTAGCAGTACGCCGAGGCTGGTTTCCTGGGAGGTGAGAACCTGTTCGATCTGGTTGAGCAGGTCTTTCTGCTGCCCGAGGTTTTCGTCGAGGATACCGGCGGCGGTGTTGGCGGCGTTCATGTTCAGGACTTTCTGGTGGACTTCCGGGTCGCTTGCCGAACCTCTCCAGCTCCTAATTTCAGCATCGAGCCGGGAGGCGGTGGCGCGGTGTAGGTTGAGTTCTCGTGCGAGGCGGATGCACCCTTCAACAGCCTGGCCGTGTTCGATGCGCAGGCTGGCGATGTCTGCCTGGATTTTGGTGATGTCGGGGTTCTCGGTTGCCATGAAGAGGTCAGCTCCTGTAAGTCGTCGGTAGAAGTGGGTGGTTGGTGTGTCCGGGGAGAACGCCACGAGCGCTTTGTAGCAGGCTTCCTGGATTCGGGCGGCTCCGGGTAGTGAACCGTCCCCCGTGAGCACCTGGTGCAGGGTCTTATCCCCGGTGGTAAGCCAGGTTCGGCGCAGATCAGAGAGGGCGAAGAGCCAGTCGGCGTTGTCGGGGATGTCCATGTCGCGTCCTTTCGGTTAGCAGATGAGTAGTGCAGGCGGGGCGCTGGCAATGAGTAGCGCCAGTACCAGCGCCCCGTTGAGCAGGAGCAGGTGGGCTTCATCGGTGAGTGCGCTAAGCATCACAGGTCAGTGACCTCCCGGCTAGGGGTTCACGAGACGGGCGATGATGTACGGTTCCCCGTCCATCTTGAAGACTTCGATCACCTCGCGTCCGTATTCATCGCGCCAGCCTACGGTCTTGGCGAACATGGAGGCGGGGAAACGCAGGCCATTTGGGAAGTCGATGAACTTGACGGGGCGCTTGTGTACGTCCGGGATGGTGACGGGGGTACCTCGGTAGATGCGGTATGCGATAGCGCTGCGGCAACCTCGGTAGCAGAAACTTTCACCGGGGTGTTCCTTCGCAAACATTTTGAGGAAGTTGCGGACGGAGAGGCGTTCCCCTGCGGCGCGGAGTTTCTCTTCGATAGGGGAGTATTTGTAGATTGGTTCATCGAAGTCTGCCCAGCAGTGGACAGTTTCATCTAGGGGATTTTGGGTCATTGTTCAGTGTCCTTTCGGTCATTGTTGAAGGGTTCAGGGAGGGTCAGCCCGCCGCAGGCTTCAACGTACTTACCGACGAGCCATCGCACGGTGTAGGCGGTGATGACTCCAGCTCCCCGGAGGTGGTCTACGTGGAGCTTCTTCTCAGGGTCGAACCACAGCTTCATGGAGATTCGTCCAGCGCGGGAGTTGCTGATCTTGATTCCGTTGAGGCTTGCGGCGCAGACGTTACCGGACTTGTAGTAGTCCATGCTGAGGCCGAAGGCTTCCTTCCAGTTCTGGATGTAGAAGCGGTGCTCGCCGGTCTTGGGGTGTACCCAGTGGTTTAGTTCCAGCTTCTTCTCTTCGTTCATCAGTAGGGGTCCTTTCGGTTAGCACCCCCGGCACCAGCACGGGTACCAGTGCCGGGGGTGTGGGGAGGTGGTGGTTAGGTGTTGTCCATCTCAGCGATGACGTACTTCTTGTCGTTCAGCTCGAAGACGTCCAGCACCTTGTAAGCGTTACCAACACGCCAGCCCGCGGTCAGATCCTCGATAGACACCGGCAAGCTGATGTCGTGCCCCGAAGCCCAGAGCTGGGAGCTGCCGTCGGGGGTGGTGACATACCTGTTGAAGACACGGACGATGCGGTAGTACTTGCGGGTTGAGCGCGAGCGCACGGTGTACCAGCTGTCCGGGTCGGGCGTCATCATGTACGTCTTGAGCAGATTTCGGAGGGTGTGGGGCTCCCCCGAGTCCTCAAGGAGGGTGCGTACCAGAGAGTCGGTTACGACGGAGGAGTCCGTCGCTACTTGCCCGGGCTCCATAATCTCGTTCAGCGGGTCGTTCGGATCAAGCTCCGGCTTACTCTCGCTGCCACGGATAGCTTCGACGTGCTGGGCGAGTTCGGTCAGAGCGCGGGTGATGTCTTCCAGGCTCATGGTCTGGTTGTTCTCGGTCATTGTTTGGTTCCTTTCTTAGGGGGTTAGTTGGTTACTTCGTATTCGCTCTTCACGCTCTCGAAGAGGATGTACGAGACGCCGTACTGCTCGTAGACTTCACGAATCAGGTAACCTCTGATGACACAACCAACAAGGGTGTGTAGAGGGGCGTTGTTGGGGAGGGGGAAGTAGTAGGAATCGAGAAGCGTGTCGCGGAGAACGCCCGAGACGGACACAGGGTGCTTCCACACTTTAGTGATGAGGAAGTGGCTACCACTGCGGGGGGATACCAGCGAGTAGACATGCTTGTAAGCATCCGCGCTGACGTCGGTGTGGAAGTACGCTTTGAGCAGGTTGCGGATGGTGCGGGGCGCGCGGGACTCTGCGAGGAGTTTGTTCACCTGAGCGTTCTGCCGGTTGCTCGTCTTGTAGCTGATTAGGGTGCTGGGCACGACTTCATCTAGCGGGTCGTTTGGGTCGAGCCGCTTAGACTCGATAAGAGTCTCTGCAAGGACACCGCAGGACAGGCTATCGTCACTCATCGGTTAGTTCCTTTCGGTTTCTTCTTTGTCCCCGCCCCAGACCCAGGGGTCGGTAATCCAGCTGGTCACCCAGCTATGCACTTTGTAGCGGGGGTATTCTTTGGTGTCAGACATCGGTTAGTTCCTTTCGGTAGGGGTTAGATACGTTCGGTGATGAGGTACTTGTGTCCGCAGTCCCCGAAGGCGTCGATTACCCTGTACTCATCCTGGATGGTCCAGCCAACCATATTGGTAAAGCCGACGCCACCGCAGAGCGGGAAGTGCGGGGTGGTGTACAAGCGTTCGTATTCAAGACCGCTCGGGCCTTTCAAGCTAACCGCTTTAGGGCGGTAGATAGTGAAGAGGGCGCCAGTAGTGGGGGACTTGAGGGTGTATAGCGGGGCGCATACCGAGTCGTTCATGTACTCTCGGAGGAGGTTTCGGATGGTGCGGGGTTCGTCCATCCTCTGCAAGCGCTGGACGACTGTGAGGTGATGGTACGAGCTAACGTCGGGTGACTTGTGGTTGTAGGGTACAACCTCACTCAGCGGGTCATTTGGGGTGGCTTCAGGTGCGCTTGCGCCACCGGGGGTAACCCCCATATGGGAGGCGATGGCATTGAGGGTGCTCGCGATGTTTTCCAGGGTTTGCTTGCTGGTAGTCATCGGTGTGATCCTTTCAGTTACTGTTGGGTGCGGTCGTGCTTACGGACGATGTTCCAGAACTCGTCTACCGAGACGCGGCAGGCGTAGCCTTCTTCGTGGCCGCCGAGTACTTCATCTGCGATAGCGTCGATGTCCCAGTCAGTGAGAGGGAACTCCGAGGCGGACAGAGGGTCGATGATTTCGCGCTGGATAGCGTCGGCGCGGGTGGTGTAGGTGCGGGTCATTTGGGGTTCTCCTAACGGATGTTGGGGTCGTGGATTTGAAGCAGATGCACGGGGTAGATGTACTTGTCATCTTCACGGCGGGGCGCGTCCACTTGAAGTACCTCGAACCGGATGTTTCCGAGGTTGAAGTACGCTCCGGGTACCGGACGCCCCGGCCTAGTGAGGTCGTCATCGGGGTAGGCGAAGTACATGATGGTGGTGCTCAAGTTTGTCGAGTCGGTGAACTGCTGCTCGGTCACGGTTCCGTTCCTTATCGGTTAGTGGAGTCCACACTATCGGCGGCATCAACGATGAGAGACGCCATGTTCCGGTTGAAGATGGTGCGCCCGATGGAGCTAAACGGTCGGTTCAACTCATTGAGAAGGTGGCTCCGCTTCAGCTTCTGTAGGGCGGTGCGGGTGTGCTCGGTGGTGTCGGAGCTGATGCTCTGTGCGTCGTAGTCTCGTGCCGCGCCCATTGCACCGTCGATGATGCTCTCCCACTTTTCGGGGGTATCGTAAAGGTCGGTGTTGTGTTCGAGGTCGAAGAGTCCGGCGATTTGCGCCTGTACCCATTCGACGCGCTGGTTGTGGGTAGCTCGCAGGTTGAGTCCGTTCATGATGTGTTCCTTATCGGTTGGTCTTGGTCAGTAGTGTGAGGAGGAAGCCGAGGTATCCCACGGTCAGTCTCCCTTCGTGGCGGGGTAGAGTAGGAAGCCCCCGAGTAGAGAGCCTAGCAGAGCGACGCAGTGGAAGATAGTCAGCAGACCCATGCCGTCTGTCCACTCGGTGCCCCAGCACCACCACCACCACCAGTTGCAGAGGAGGACAGCACCAGTGTCTAAGAGGAGCATTAGGAATACGAGACCAGCGGTGGGGGCTCCGTAATCGTATGACTCTTCGTAGTCAGGTGCGCCACCGATTACCCAGTACCCGCCCGCTCCATTGATAGCCGCGAACACGGCAAGCACCACGAGAGGGTGAACGAGCCGGGCGACAGCCTCGAAGCTGAACGAGTTGAGCCAGTCAATCATGGCTAACCCACCTTTTCCGCGACACGCTCAACCAGTACGAAGCTTCCGAAGGGCAGGTGGGTCTTCACGGTGGCACCACCGGCAATGGTTGCCTCGTCGCCGTCGCTCTCGATGTAGCGGCAGATGCGGTAGTGCCCACGATACGGCAGGTCGGAGAGGTCACCGTCAAGGATCGTGTCGGGGCGCATCTCGCCGCGTACCTTGAGGTTGCCTAGGTTGCCTGCGGAGTTATCCAGGTGGAGCCACAGGGCGCACTCGCCGTTGAGGAGGTCGAGTCCGTAGGGGGTGAGCGAGGCGAGGAACAGCTCGGGGGAGTCGGGGTCTTCGCCTAGCGCCAGCGGTAGGTTGGTGTCGCTGGTGCCGCGCACCTGAAGCAGGGCGGTCAGAATCTCGTCGGCGGTGGCGTACAGGGGCTTGGAGTCCAGCGCCGCCAGTAGAGCCTCGGGTCGCTCTAAGGCGGCGAGGTAGGAGGAGTACGCCACATCGGGGGTATCGTCGGTGAAGCGTAGAGCGTCGAAGGTCTTTACGGTCATGATGTGTGTTCCTTTCTAGGGGTCGATTCGCCGGAAGGTGTAGGTGAGAACGCCGTCCTCACGGGTCGAGGAGATGCGCTCCCAGGGGGCGTCACCCCACGGGTCATACGTTCCGGCAACATCGTTCGTGTAGCCGGGCAGAGAGCGGATAAGCTCGCGTTCGAGGTCGTCGGGGTACCATACCCACGTGTCCCAGTCGTGCAGTGCCCACAGCAGGGCGTTCTGGAGGCTGGGGAAGTCCTCGCCAGTGGTTAAGTGGGAGAAGTTATCGATATCGTCCGGTGCGGTTCCTTCGTATCGTTCGGCGCGGCCGTGGAGTGGGGTACCATCGAACATGGCGGTGTCGAGTCCATCGCAGAGGGTCAGCTCGCCGTCGCGCTTGGTCACCCTGTTACCCACGTAGGTTGTGGTCTCCACAGGCAGGTGCGCGAACTCTCCCTTGAACCGCGGGATGCGGAGCTCAACCACCGCGTACTTCAGCTTAGCCAATGTCGATACCTACCTTGCATACCATGCCGTCGTATTCGGCGCTGTACTCCAGCACTGCAACTCGGCTACTAAGCTTCACGCTCTTACCGTAGGCCTTGGAGCGGAGCAGTTCGCGCTCCAGCTCTGCGCGGGTCCCCTCTGGGAGCCGGTACTCAGTCTTCCGGCGGGTACCGAAGTCTACGGATACCTCCACACGGTCGAGGTATCCGTCGATAATCCAGTCTTCGCGGGCTACCACGGACACCTCGGGGGACACTTCTTGGAAGCTTTCGCTGTCCCAGTCCCACGCAAGCATCAGGAGGAGCGGGGGGTGGGACAGGCCCGGGGCCATAAGTACTACCCGCACAGAGCGCCAGCGCCCGGGGTGTACCCAGACACAGGGCTTGCCGTCTTCGGTGAAGCCGGGGTACATCCAGAACAGGTCGTGGAGCTGTTCCAGGTAATCCTCGCTCAGCCCCGGCGCGAAGTCGGGAAGGGCGGACTCGTTGCTGTCCGGCTCTTCGCTGATGGGCACCACGGGTAGGTACAAGCCCTTGCTCTGGAGCCATTCACGCGCCGCTTCGTCGGTCGAGTAATCAATAATCAGGCTGTCGTAGAAGCGGGACATAGCCTCGCAACAGTCGCTTTCGCCGGTGATAAGTCGGGAGCACAGCTCACGCCACAGGCGCATCTCTTCCGCGTACACTTCCTCGTCGGTGTGCCCGGCTTCTTCGTACTCTTCCAGGCGTTCGTTCATTTCTGAAATTTCGCCGTTCATGTGGGAGCCCAGGTAAAGCGGGGTTTCCGTACCGACGGTACGCAACATCAGGTGTTCGCCCAGTTCGTAATCGAGCAGAAGCGGGAACGGCTCGAAGCCAAGACCATATTCAGTGGACATGGTACGTCCTTTCAACTAGGGGTTACGGGGGAGCGCCGCTCACTACAGGGCGCAAGTTCCCCGGCGCGGAGTCGAACCGTGCCTACGTGGTGAGTGTAGCCAACCGTGGCGGGGATACCGGAAGGGATTTATCGGTTATGTGCGGTGCAATTTATCGGTTTACGGCAGGGTGAATCACCTCCAATCCTTCGGGGATAGGGCGGGGCTTGCGCACCGGGGCCGGTTCAACAGCCGCCGGTACCGGGGTGTCAATGACTTCCACGGTGTCGCCAAACTTTCGCCAGGCGTACAGCTCATCGTGCAGGTGTTCCAGCTCTTTCTGTTGTCGTAGAAGCATCAGGAACAGACCGCCGGATATTATCAGCACCACCACGGCGGCAATGAAGACCAGGGCGGGTACGGTTTCCAGGGTGAAGGAACTTAGTTGCAGTGGCATACAAGGCGGCCTTTCTTGTTCATGATTCGTACGCAACGGTCAATCTCGTCAAGCGGTGCGCCGAAGATGGGCGCTGTCCACCTGTCACAGGTCACCGCGAAGAGGTCCATAGCCAGGCGTAGGCTGAATGGGGTTTCGCCCGTGTAGGGGGTTTCGTCGGGTTCGTATTCCTGAGCACCGAAGACAAACAGCCGGTCGATATAGGGTGCCAGGTCTTCCGGTACCCACTGGCTTACGTAGGACTCTTCAATCTCACCGCCCGTTTCTTCACGGTGCCAGACGATAAGGGCGGTACGGCGGGTTGCGTGCAAGTCGCCGTAGGTACCGTCGCCGTTCGGGAGCCGGTACGTTGTGGATAGCAGGCGTACCTTGGGCACCACGCCCATACGTGCCAGAGCCACTACAGCCTTACGGAAGCCCGCGACATCTTCGGACGGGTAGGTAGGTAGTTCGTTAGTCATTAGTCAATCACCAATCCCGCATCACTGAACGCCTTGCGCACCGCGCCGTCGCCGGTACCACCCAATAGGTCGAACTCGACAAGGTCGTATCCGATACCGGCGGTAAAGGTGTATAGCTCGCGCGCCTCAGAGCGGCGGAACTTCGTAGGGTGGGTAAGACCCAATTCTTTCAGCACACCCATAAAGCGGCGGTGCTGTTCAAAGGTGATGCCGAAGGTACGGCGCGCCGTCCACTTGTTATCACGGACAAACACCACCGCGAGGTTCTGCAAGCGCCAGCGTTCCAGCGCGTTCTTGAGGTCGCCGCTCTCAGCGGCGGCGAGTATTGCCGCGCGGAAGTCAGCATGAGGGGCAACGTAGGACATGATGGTTTCCTTCCAGTAGAGGGGTTACATAAGCGCCAGGGATAGCGCGAGCGCCCGCCGGTGGAGTCGAACCACCGGGTATGACCGTCCGGGCTGTAGCGAGTTTACAGCTTCACTACGGGGTATTCACGGTAGATTTTCGCCGCAAAGAACAGCTCATCAGGGGCGCAATTCGGCGGCTCGTCTTCGGCGGGGATGCGGTCGCCCAATTCAACGTACCAGCGCCCGCTGTCGCTGAACGACTCGTTCAGCTTAGGCTCAATGCCGCCTTCGATAGCCCGCCGTAGCTCATGGCTGGAGGTGATGGCGGCGGTGCATTGCTTCCCAAAGTCCGTGCCTTCAATATCGTTGTAGGGGTACACTCCAACCACCAGGGGCGGTTCGCCGGGGTAATCCTCGAAGACGCCGAAGTCATCAATGAACTCTTGAAGCGCGCTGGGGTCTTGAGTCTCGCAAGCGTGGATAGTATCAAGGTCGAAGTCTTCCAGTTCGTGAGTGCCGCCCTTGTCATAGTCCAAGCCGTCAATGATGCTTTCCAGAGCGTCACACGCCGGGTATTCAACGGGTAGCAGAGACCATTTCGGGCGGTAGCAAATCCACGTCCATTCGCTATCGGGGGCGAAGTCCAGCGCTAGAACAGCGTCGAACTCAATACGGGGTATCAGACCGCCCTCAGTACGGCGGTGGGATAGGGTGAACATAGCGGGTTTCCTTCCAGTAGGGGTATAGGTGCGCTAGGGTGCGCTAGTACCCGCCGCCGGATTTGCACCGGCGGTTAGACCCAAGCTAGGGCGGGATATCCAGGGTTACGCCTGGACGCGGGTTTCGTACCAAAGGGTGCAGTGGAAGCCAGAGTCATACCAACGGTTGCCGTCGGTCATGGGTTCGCCAATTTCGACCTTCCACAGCTGACTAGGCGAACCTAGGCACTCATTCACGTGGCGCTGGACTTGACGGGCAATGTCTTCACGCCATGTCTTGCAGGCAACAAGAGCCGCGGTTAGGTCACGGTGGAACTCTTCCTGAATTTCGGCATAGGTCACCCCGCGCTGCCTATAGTTAGCGTCGCCGTAGCCGTCGCCGTGGATACCGTTGTATAGCCATTCATCGCCGTCATCATCAACGTACACGTCCGCGTAGGTATCCATGAACTTCTTGAAGTCCGCGGGTAGGCCGCCAGGCTCTTTTTTGGCTTCGGGGATAAGGTCGTTAGACAAAACCAATGTGGTGTAGCGTCCGTCGGTACCGACTTCTTCCAGCGCGCTAATAAGCATGAAAGATGCGGTGTCCAGGGTGCTCAGGGCGAACTGGATAGCGTGCTTAGCGTAGTAGCCGCCTTCAAAGTCAGAGCTGGTCAGGTGCAGGGTGCATGGTATTTCAGCACGCGCCATTACAGAGCCGTCGGCTTCGGTACGGTGCGTAAGATCGAACATGATAATTCCTTCCAGTAGGGGTATAGGGGCGCTAGGGTGCGCAAGCTCCCCGGCACGGAATCGAACCGTGCCTATGCCTACCAAGGCGGGGATACCGGGTGTACCGGCGTTAGCGGGTCTTATAGATTTTGGGGTAGCTCTCATCAACCCAACGGTGGAACGCCCCGTCACGGGACAGCTGACCTAAGCGCTCTCCATCACCGCGGGCGCTCAATTCCTCATATCGCTCTTTGGAGACGGTAGCGAACGCAAGCCAGCGGCGCTCAAGGTCTAGGTAATCTATGAAACCCACGGTGGCTTCACAGCGGGTAATTTCGTATCGACCAACGCCGATAAGGTAGAGCTTGAAGTCCTTGTAAGTACTCACAGGACGGCGCATAACAGGTTCCTTTCGGTAGGGGTATGAATACGCTACTAGGGATAGCGTGAGTGCCCGCCGCCGGAATTGCACCGGCGCGTACCCCATCTAGGGCGGGCTGTCCTGGCTATGCAGGACGGCGGTTAGGCGTAGTGCGCTTCTTTGTAGTTGAGGTGTTCACCACGAAGCATTAGGGGTTCGTCAGATTTAAGGGTGAAGCCGATTACGTAGGAACCGTTTCCAGCCTTGAATGAGTAATCGCTGTATTCACCGATACGGTGCGAAACGTTATCACCGAAGGCGTCACGCATGGCACAGTCAAAGTACAGGTTAGTATCCGTGACGTAACCACCCTCGACAAGCTCAGTAACAGCCCACTCAAAGAAGGATTCTTCACAACCGGACTTGATGTCCTGAATCTCGCCGCGTTCGTTGAACTCCAACAGGTCAATAAGGTCTTCGTTATGCTCTTCAAGAGCTTCACGGTGTGACATATCGACGTTGAAGTTATCGAGGGTGCACCAGTCGAGATACTTTCCGTTCACGTAGAGCTCAGCTACGCCCGCGGCGTACTTATCAGGTTCACGGTAAGCAACGACGGTTACGGGGTAGGTAAAGGTCTTAGAAGTGGACATAATAAGTCCTTTCGATAGGGGTTTAGAAAGCTCGACTAGGGGCCGAATCGTCCCATAGCGAGGGCTCGAACCTCGCACCCGCTACGCAGGCGCTCCAACAGCTATGGGTGTTTTACCTTTTCCCATTACACTATTCCGTTATCAAATATCAAGTTCGGCTATGTGCCTTATGTAATTCAGTATATCAGGTTACCTAACGTTTGTCAAGTCCCTCAGTCTGAATTATCTCGACCGGGTGTTTTCCCGTTCGTGATTAGTATATCAACTCGCTAACCGTTTGTCAAGTCGGTTTCAGTTTCTCCACGGGTACAGAGTAGTACCCTAGCGCTTTCTTGTGAGCCTCACCCTTTGGGCGTTTTGGCGTAGCTAGGCACATAGTGCCATCTGGCAACCGGCGGGCCAAAAACCCCGGCGACAAACTTTATTAAGTTGATATGAATATCGTAGCGGCTTACCGGACGCTTGTCAAGTCAGAGCCCCGATATTTTTTCAACCGCTCGTTTCAGCGGCTATGTGACTATCTAACCACGGTCGCCTTACAATTGTCAAGTTTTATTAGTGTGAAGCGTGTCACTTTTGTTAGCGCTTTTACATAAGGCGCGCATATGCGCGCGTATTGTAGCACGTTGCTATGGTGGTGTGCAAGTGGTAGTAGTGTGGTGTTGTACACATTGTGTAGTTTGGTGTGTGTATGTGTGTATGTGTGTATGTGTGTATGTGTGTATGTGTGTATGTGTGTATGAGTGAGTAAGCGCGCGTTAGTGTGAGTATGTGCGTATGCGTGTGTATGCGTGTATGTAAGCGTGTGAGAGCGCGCGTTAATGCGTGTATGCGCGCGTATGTGCGTTTAGGTGCGAGGGGGCGGGGGGTACCCCATTAGCAGCCACTTTTCGCTCCGCCGGGTTCTGTCGCTCGACCTCTGAACCGTAGAAAAAGTACGGGGGCGAACATGTGTTCTACGTGAGCTGGAACACCAGAAGATGTGTTCGGTAAAACAAAAGGACCCCCACCGTATTCTCCTGATGCCCCGAGGAGAATACGGTGGGGGTCCCGGTGAGATTCTAGCACACAGCTATACTGGAGACTGCGGGACCCCGCCCGCACAGTTCACAGAAAGGTGCCCGAAATGGGAGGAGCAGGTAACAATCGAAGCCGCCGCGGTAAGTTCGAGGTGGCGAAGGCAACCCCCGTTGTCATCGACCCCGCAGAGCAGCCGAGCCTGGAGCAGATCTCGCCTAACGTTGAGTGGCTACCCCCGACCGTTGAGTTCTGGGAGTCGCTACCCGAGCACCCCACGTTCCAGACGATGACCAGCGCGCAGTGGTATTCTGCGGCGCTGTCCCTTGCCGTGCCCTACAACGAGGCACTGACGAAGCTCCTCAACGGGCAGCCCTCGACCCGCGCCTCCGAGGTCTACACCTCCCACGCGAAGGACTACGGCCTGACCCCGAAGGCTATGCTCGGCATGAACATCGAACTGCTGACCGCCGCCGAGATGCAGCAGCGCGTGGATGCCTCGCGCCCGCAGTTGCCGCCTGCGCTGGGTAGCCCCTCCCGCACCTACGACGGACTCCGACTGGAGGGCAAGTAGTGGACATCTTCGGCAACGCACCTGTGGCCGCAGGCTTCAAGCCCGAGTACCCCGGCGAGTTGCCCACCCTGGGCTTCGAGGCGATTCACTGGATGACGCAGTTCCTCGCCCGCCCGACGGTCACCCGGTACGAGCCCTTCTCCCCGACGCGCGAGCAGGCGGAGTTCCTGCTCAAGTGGTACCAGCTGGACCCCATCACAGGTCAGCGCAAGTACCGCCGAGGCGTGATTCAGCGACCGAAGGGATGGGGTAAGTCACCCTTCCTCTCCGCGATCGCGGCGTTCGAGGCGCTGGGCAACTGCCGGTTCGCTGGCTGGGACGCTAACGGGCGACCCGTGGGCGCGCCCTGGAACGCAGAGCGTAAGGTGGAAATCTCCCTGCTGGCAGTCTCGGAAGACCAGACCCGCAACGCCTTCGAGCCGATGAAGGAGATGATGGGAACAGACCACCTGGCGGCGTACTACCCCGGCTTGGAGGTCATGGAGACGCGCATCTTGCTCCCCTTCAACGGCATGATTAAACCCCGCACCGCGAGCGCGGCCAGCTTCGAGGGTACCCCGCAGGTGTTCACGATTGCTGACCAGACCGAGACGTGGCTACCGAACAACGGCGGCGTAGAACTTGGTGCGGTGGCGAAGCGAAACATGTCTAAGACGGACGGCACGCTGCTTGAGGCTCCTAACGCCTTCGTGCCCGGCGCGGGCTCCTTCGCGGAGCTGACGTGGGAGGCATACCAGAAGGCTATCGCCGGGGACTCGTTCCGAGACAGCATCTTCTACGACACGAGGGACTGGGGAGAGCCAGACCTGGATGACCCGAACAGCGTCATTGCTGGTCTTGAGCACGCCTACGGTGACTCCCTTAAGTCTGCGCATGGGTGCCGCATCCACACTCCCCCCTGCGGCGTGGACGGTTCCCCGTACCCCGGCGGCTGGGTGAACATCAACGGCGTACTCGATGATGTGTTCGACCCGGCGACCACGCTCTCGGACGCGGCTAGGTATTTCGGCAACAAGCCTCACGCCGCTGCAGATGCCTTCCTGGACATGAGCCAACTTGCCGCCGCCACCTTCTATGACCTAGAGGCAGCAGGCATCCAACCGCCATCGGCGCGCGACAAGATTGTGCTGGGTTTCGACGGTTCGTGGGGACGCAGCAAGGGCATCACGGACGCGACCGCGATCGTGGCGATGCGCGTTTCAGATGGGCTATCTTGGGCGGTTCGTATCTGGGAACAGCCGGACTCTGCGGAGGGTCGTGACTGGGAGCCTCCGCGCCAGGAGATTGACGCGGTGATGCGCCAGACCATCAACTCGTTCGATGTTGTGGACGGACTCTTCGACCCCTCCGGTTGGGAGACTGCCGCCGCGGAGTGGGAGAACCTGATTTCCACACGGCGCGTGGAGCGTCAGCAGCTCAGTACCCTGACGAAGGCACCCCCCCGCTACGGCTCGATGATGTGGCGCGGTAACCAGCTTTCGGCGGTGGCGGCGGCGACCCAAGCCTTGCGCATCGCGATCATCGAGAAGGAAGTGATGATTACTGGCTCGTCCGACCTGAGCCGCCATATCCTGAACGCGGTGTACCGCGAGACACGCGCGGGTAAAATTCTGTATAAGGAATCCCCGAGCAGCGCCCGCAAGATTGATGCGGCGTATGCCCTGATGTTGGCGCACCAGTCACGACTGCGTGTGCTGGCTAAGGGTACGGGAGCAGACCAGACGCGCGGTGTCATGCAGCCGATGCGTATTCGATAGGAGAAGAAGATTTGCTGATTTCAAGCGACCTCATCGGTGAGCCCGGCTCGGACGCCTGGTGGATGAACCGACTCGGCACCATCATGGCCGCGCGCACCCCGCACGTGTACCGGATGCTGGAGTGGTATTTCGGTAACGCGCCCATGCCCGACCTAGACGCGATGGTGGACGACAAGACGGCGGCGGCGTACAAGCGCCTGGTGAAGCTGTCCCGTATGAACCTGGCGTCCCTGCTGGTGGATGCGCGCCTGCCCCGTATGCGACTGAGCGGTGCGCGCACCACGGCGGACGACTCCCCGAACGGGGATGATGTGGTGGCAGAGCTACTGCGCGAGCAGAACTTGAACGTGAAGCTTCGCCTGGCTTGGCGCGATGCGTTGGTCACCGGCAAGGGTTACATCGTTTCGACGGTGGGGGGCATGATGCACTCCTCCCCGTTGAACACGGTGTGCGTGACCGATTCGTTCGGTAACGTGGCGGCGGCGATGACCGTCTACGTCGATGAGATGACTCAGGAGAATGTTCTGCTGCTGGCGCGCCCTGGGTACGTCCGAGAGGCGCGCTCCTCCACCGGAATGTGCGTGCTTCCGAACGCTATCTATGAGGCGAAGAACGGCTGGGCGTTCAAGCCCGGATTGTTCGCCAACGAGGACGCTAAGGTGTGGTCGATGATGGCCGACCGCTGGGAACTTGGCGAGCCCTCCCCCACTGGGACTGAGGGGGTGCCGGTCTACGAGTTTGCCTATGATCGCGGCCTGCTCAAGAAGCATGAGGCGTCGATGCTGCGTATCAACCAGATTCTCCTGCAGCGCAGTGTCATCTTCGCGACCCAGGCGTTCAAGCAGCAGGTCATCCTCGATGCGCCCATGACTGACGAGAGCGGCAACCCCATCGACTACTCGAAGATTCAGATGGACAACTCCCCCGGCTCGCTCTGGTTCCTGCCCCGAGGCGCGAAGTTCTGGGAGTCATCCACTGCCGACACCTCCCCGATGCAGGAGGCGTTGCAGGACGAGCTGCGCAACTTGGCTGGTGAGTCCCGCACTCCGCTGTTCATGCTGAGCTCTGACTCGGTGAACGCATCGAGTGAGGGTGCGTCCGCACAGCGCGAGCTTCTGGCGTTCGACATCGAGGAGCTGGAGGATTTGTTCACCGAAACGTTGAAGCGATTGATCTCGGATGCGCTGGTTGCGCGTGGTGAGACGGAGCGCGCGGACCGCGCGCAGATGCGCATCGAGTGGGTGGACCCGCGCCGCCCGTCCCAGTTGGAGCGAGCAACGGCTATTGCGGCGGCGACTGGAGCAGGTATCCCCCTCGACACGGCTCTGCGCAAGTTCGGCGGCTTCACCCCCGACGAGGTGGAGGAGACAATGCGCGAGGTTGGCGTGGGCAAGCTCATCGACACGCTCTCCTCCAATGTCGCGCCGCTGGAGAACCCGTACCCGGAGGTCACCCCCGGCAAGGAGGAGTCCCCGGCAAGCAGCACCGAGGTTGTGGACACTGCGGTGAACTTCTCCCCCGACGCTAACCGCATCTCGAAGACGGGCGCATAACCATGACCACGATGGGAGATGTCGCCAACGGCAAGTCCGCGCGCACCCGCTCCCTGGTGGATGCGCTCGTGCGCTGGCTCTTCAATCTGTGGGAGTCACACACGGATTTCAGCGACGCTGGAACGGCTGAGCTGATTCGCGATTCGGTGGATGCCGTGGAGGAAACGCTGGTACGCGCTCGCCAGGAGGAGGACGCATACCAGGAGATTGTGTTGCGCGCGCTGGGCCGCCGGTTCCCTGACGGCGTGCCGCCTGCAGACCGCGAGCTGTACCCGCGTCAGAATAAGATCCCGGAGGAGGTGTGGGCGCGCCCTGTCTTCGTCTACCGCAAGGCACGACAGGAAGGGGCGAGCCCTGCAGAGGCGAAGTTGCGCGCGCTCGGGCGAGTGCGTGAGCTGGCTGAGGCGGACATCAAAATGGCTCAGCGCGAGCGCGCCTCCCGCATCCTACAGTCTGCTACTCCGCAGGGAGTGATAGGGTATCGGCGCATCATCCACCCGGAGCGCTCCAAGACGGGTACCTGTGGTCTGTGCTTGGTGGCGGCGAACCGAATCTATTCCACCGGCGAGCTGTACCCCCTGCACACAGGGTGCCAGTGCGAGGTTCTGCCCATCACCGAGGAGCACGACCCCGGCTTGCACCTGAACCGCGAAGACTTGGACGCTATCTACCGCATCGCAGGCTCCACCGGCGCGTCCGACCTATCGAACACCCGAATCAAGGAATACGTCTCGGGCGAGTGGGGGTCGGTGCTGCGCAAGCACGACCGCTCCACGGCCTCGGGTCTGTCCCCGAGGGACGAGAAGTTCGCCTTGCCCGAGGAGGATGCACAGCGCTACTCGCGGGTGTCCGACCCGGAGCGTATGGTGCGCCGTCTGAACAAGTCGCGCAGTGAGCTCGGGGAGTGGGAGTCGCGCCGTGGTTCTGCGTCCAGGTCGCGCAAGAGCAACCTGGAGAAGACGCTGGAGTACTGGGAGAAGATGGCAGGATGATTACGCTCGTCACTGGCGCCCCGGCTTCGGGAAAGAGTACCTATGTGCGGTATCACGCGAAGCCCGGCGATGTTATCATAGATTTGGACAATATCAAGGAGTTTGCGCGCGGAGACGAAAAGTTGGCGGCGCGACTCCGTACAGCGTTTGAGTCTCGGATGCACACCCTCACTCAGGATGTGTGGGTGGTCCGAACCCTCACGAACCCGGCGGACCGGGCACTCTACATTCGCAGGAATCGCGTGGCGCGAGTGGTAGAGCTGCGTGCGTCGGGGGAGATTCTTCATTCCCGAGCAAGAGGGCGTGGGGACTCCCAGGAAGTTCACGAGGTCATCGACCGCTGGCTTGACCAGAACCCCGAAATGGGGAGCACACCGGAAAGGTAATCATGGAGAACGAAGCAAACTTCACTATCGAACCGGAGCCCAAGGCGGTAGACATCTCCCAGGTCGGAGAACAGCTCGGCAAGGAAGAAGACGCACCCAAGGGTGGCACGGATTGGAAGCATCACTCCCGAACCTGGGAGCAGCGCGCTAAGGACTCGGCACGAAAGGTGAAGGAATTGGAAGACGCACTAGCAGCACAGAGCGCAAACACAGACGCGACTGACCAGCTGGCAGCATTGCAGGCGGAGGTCGCGTCGCTAGAGGCTGACGTAGCGGAGAAGGAGTTTGACAACCTCTTCAACCAAGCTATTCAGTCGTCGGGTGCTCTGCACCTAGCAGCGCTCAAGGAAGGACTCAACCGAGAAGCCTTCCGCGCCGAGGACGGTTCGTGGGATTCGGGAAAGCTGAACGCCTACATCTCCGGTCTGGTACCTGCTGCCGCTACTCCCGCTCCTGTTTCTCCGGGACTCCCGCAGAACTTCTCGCAGGGTGCGACCCCCTCCACTAAGGATGAGGTCGCCTCTGCTAAGCATCTTGCGGGTGTTATGAAGCAGAAGAATCTTAAGTAGAAAGAGGCAAACATGCCCCGCATCAAGCGTGTGGATTACCGCATGTCTGGTCCGAGCTGGCTGCTGGAAGGCAAGGCACGCGACCACGGCCAGACCGCGATTTATGATCCCGCAAACTTTACTGAGGTGATTGCCAAGTACAAGTGCATCCCCTCGGGTTACCCTGTGCTCTTCGATGCACGCGGTAATATCACCCCCATCACCGCAGCGAACGAGACTCCCGATGCACTGGTCATCTGGGATCAGAGCGCTAAGCCTGGCACTGGTAAGCAGGAAGTCGCTGTCCTGGTTCACGGCGCTGTCTACCACCACCGCCTGCCCAAGGTTATTGTCGGCGGCGAGGAGAAGGTTCTCGAAGTGGATAAGACCAAGAAGACCCCGCTGATTTACCTGTACAAGGAGGCTGACAACTAATGGCTGAGCTGTGGCATGACGCCGTAACCCCCCGCGAGCTGACCCTCGCGGTGCGCGACTTCGCAGGCGAGTACCTGGAGGCTGAGCGTAAGAACGGCCACCTGACCTCCTACCTGCCGGAGATTCAGGTACCTTCTGACTCTGTATCTCTGTCTGCGCTGGCTCCCTCCCGACAGGGTATGGCGCTGAACCGTGCGCTGGACGCTGAGACTACCCGCGGTTCCTCCGTGGCGGCACGCAAGATGTCGTTCGACCTGCCGAACCTGTCTCACGCGGTGCCTATCTCCGAAGCCCAGCTGCTCGCGGCTGGTCTGGGTACGTCCCCCTTCGCGGAGAACTACATTGCGGATGCGGCTGTGGCAACCTTCAAGGCTATTGACGCTACCCTGGAGTGGCAGCGTGGCCGCGCGCTGACCGCCGGCAAGACCCCGCTGATTTACCCCGGCGGCCAGATTCTTGAGGACGATTGGGGTCGTGACGCGCGTATGTCCGTCACCGCGACCCAGCTGTGGAGCGACCCGAACGCGCCGGTGCTTGACCACCTGCGCGAGTTCGTTGAGGCATACCGCCTGGTAAACTTCACCGAGCCGGGTACCCTGGTCATCTCTAAGAAGATTCGTGACCTGCTGCTGCGCAACAACCAGATCTTCAAGATGATCTACGGTACCAACGCTACGGCGCTGGCTGGCATCATCATTGGTATGGATGCTGTGAACCAGGTTCTCAACGTAGTGGGTCTTCCCACCGTCGTTGTGTATGACCGCATCGTTCGTAACCCGGAGGGTGTGGACGTGCGAGTGCTTGATGAGGATCGCATTTACATGCTCCCGTCTGAGGGCTCTACCGATATGGGCGCGACCTTCTGGGGTCCCACCGCTACCTCGCTGGCTCTGGGTTGGAACCCTGCAGAGGGCGCAGGTATCTTCACTGGTATGCGCCGCAACAACACCATCCCCGTTGTCACTGAGGTTGTCTCGGACGCACTGGCTATGCCCGCGCTCCACAACCCGAACCTGGCCTTCACCGCTAAGGTTCTCTAGTGGCTAAGGCAGCGGATACCTTGTTCATCGCTGGTCGGTTCATCCTGGCTGGCGAAGAGATCCCTGCCGAGCTGGTCCCCCTCATCACCAATCCAGAGGCGATCGAGGGGGGCATCCCTGCTCCGGCAAAGGCGCGGAAGCCGCGTACCAAGAAGGAACCCGAAGAGGAGAAGTAGTGGCTGATTTGGTCATCACCCGAGAAGAAGTTGAGCTAGAGCTGGGCGATTTGCCGTTGGCTCGTTCCCTCGACCTTATCGAGGGAAAGATCAAGGCCGCTATCGCAACCCTTCGCGGAGTCTGCCCTCGCGTGGACCGCTTGCTCGCATCTGACGCGCCGCTGAGCGAAGTCGATGAGCTGAACATCAAGACTGCGGTTATCAACTCTGTCAGTCGCTTCATGCGAAACGACATGTCCGGGTACCGCAAGGAAGAAGAATCCAGCTACGCCTACGAGCGCGACCCGCTCTGGTCTAGCGCTAACCTGTGGTTCACTGACCTGGAGCTCAAGGCGCTCAAGTGCAACAGCATCGACGGGTGCTCCGCCTTCGGTACGATCCGCACCACCCTCTCGGAGCCTTACGCTTCCGGGTGGGGATTCTCCGGTGGGTGGTGCTGATGAGCCTGGTTACCAACCCCCGGCACGTGGTGAAGGTGTACCCGGCAATCAAGAAGATGATGCCTGACGGCGGTGGCGGCATCGACTGGTCGGATGAGCCACTGCTTATCCGAGGCAACGTCCAGCCGCTCGCTAGTGATAACCTGAACCGTACCGCCTCGACACGTGATGAATATTACGGCGAAACGTTGGCGACTACGGCGGTTATTACGACCCCACCCGGCACGTGGGATAAGGCGCGACAGACCCTCCCGGAGGAGTTGCGCGAGGGCTTCCCAATCGATGCGCTGGTGGTGTTCGACCCCGGTCAGTACACCACTGTGCTTGGGGTGCGAACTCCAACGGGAGGCCCGCCGTTGGTCTACCAGATCAACGCGCGCGAGGTTCTGTTCCGTATGGGGCGGCACACCCAGCACGATAAGGTCGCGATGTACCGAGGCAACGACGTACATCGTAAGTTCCTGGAAGGAAAGGTCTAATGGCACGACGAGATGGTATCGAGCTTTACGACTCGAACGCACGGCACATCAGTAGCCGGTTGTCCATCCAGACCACCATCCTTGACGATGTGGCTGACGACATCCGACGCGAAGCACGACGCGCGGCGATGCCGTACCGCAAGAGCATTGGGGACTCGTATGTCGATCACTTCAAGGTGAAGACTGACCGCTATACTGGCAAGGGTCGCCACAAGCAGTACCCGGTGTATGACCGACTGGTGGTCAATGACCACTACGCGGCGCACATCGTGGAGCTGGGTATCGGCAAGGACGTTATTCACTTCTCGGATGGGCGTGAGCAGGAGGTTACGGAGCTGCAGCGCGGTCACTTCTTCTTGACCGGCGCGGCCGCAAAGGTGGTAGGAATGAAGAAGCTTCGCCGCCCCCGTCCTGCACTGCGACCGGCAGATTGGGACAAGCGCGATGCACGCCGCGAGATCAACAAGGGCACTGGCTTCCGCCATGATGTCCTGCGAAAGGGCAAGTGATGGAGCCCGCAAACTCAGCGGTGTGGCTACATGCCGTGCTCGAACGAGCGTTCCCCGGTCACGTCATCAAAGACGTCGGCTCGGGGGAGCTCCCCGAATGGTACATCCAGCAGCACGAGATGATGTCCTCCTTCGATGAGGTGGACGCGGAGGATATGCTCAGTATCTCCCGCCGAAGCTTCCGATTGCGCGTGTACGCGCCGACTTCCTATGAGGCGACGCAGCACGCATCCCGCGCTATCGGCGCGGTGCGGCAGGCTGTCAAGGACCAGGTAACCGCTGGCGGCCTCACCGGATGGTCTTTCTCTTTGTGGCAGGCGCCCGTGGAGAATTTCAAGGTCACGTCCATTAAGGCGACTATCGGAGCGCAGGTAGACTGCTCATTCTCTGTGAAGTTCCTGCACACCTTCGATGAGCTTTTCGGGCTGGGCTAAAACACTAATTAGAAAGGAGTTCTTGTGGCTCGTCATAAGAACTATGATCCGGCTGATGTAGTCGGCGTGAACTGGGCGACTGTCCTGGTTGGTACTAAGGGTCCGGCAACCCCGTTCCCGGACATCAGCAACTTCAAGTTTGAGGATGCGTCCACCTATCCTGCGGGCTTCGTCCCCATCGGTCTGACCTCGCGAGAAAGCCTCCCGTCAGTCACCACCGACGGTGGCGAAGAGACTGTCCTGGACACTGCCGAGATGAAGAACGTGGAGTCTCTGACTTCCGGTAAGTCCTTCTCCATCGCGTTCACCGTTCACTCCCTCAATAAGAACACCCTCAAGATCGCGTTCGGCGGCGGCAAGGACGAGTCCCAGCATGTTAAGGGCTCTGGCACCAACACCCAGATTATTCAGGGCATCAGCTCGGGCGACAACTCGCTTGAGCTTCCGGTTCTGATTATCTACTCCGGTGGCGGCAAGAACGTTGGCCTGTATTGGCCCCGTGTCAAGGTCAGTGGTGGTACTCTTGCGGATGTCTCGATGGAGTCGCTGATGGCTCTGAACTTCACCGGCAAGATGCTACAGCCCACTACCGAACACCTCAAGGAGATTACCAAGGTGTTCACCCCCGGCGGCTCGCACGAAGGCTTCCTCATCAAGCCTTCCGCTTCTGCGGTGACCGCGAACGCGGTTGTGGCACTGGAGGGCGGCGACCCCGTATCTCCGGTATCGCCGGTACCGGGCGGCTAATACGTAGCGCCTCTACGGGCAAGAGACGCTATAATAATGGGAGCAGAGATTCGTCTCTGCTCCCATTTTCTATGTACATGAAAGGACGGATCCTTGACTGAGATCAACCCCTCGCTTCCCCCCGTCTACGCTGACCAGCTGGCGGAGCTTCACACCCCTGAGCAGGCAGATGCTATCGCTCTCGCCGCTGCTGCCGAGAACACCCCGGCACCCGCTGAGGAGCCTAAGAGCTACCTCGAACTGCCCGGCCACGACCTGCTGATTCCGCTGGAGAAGCTAAAGACTAGCGACAGCTTCCGACTCTACGGCGCGTTCTCTGTTGTTCTGGAGCATGACACTCAGTCGGCACAGATGTTCGCCCTGGCAGACTTCCTGGATGAGAACGCCTCGAAGTTCATCTCGGCAGAGCGCCTGGCAGATTGGGAGTCCTTCGCTGTCGCGAAGAACAACAACGAAGTTCTCGACCTGCTCATGGCCTACTTCTCTGAGATGGGAAACGACTAAAGCTGCTTCGCCTCGCGCGACGGGAGCCGAGCCTCGCCGCTGACTTCCTTGTCCTCTACGGCATCAACCTAGAGGAGGAAGCAATGCGTCTGCCCGCCTACATAGGCGGAGCACTCCTCAAGCGCCTGACCTTTGAGCCCCGCTCGATGTTCCGGCACGAGGTGCGATTCGAGGCTTTGCAGGACGCGCGCGATACGCCGGAACCCCCGGATTTGAGGACGGAAGCGGAGAAGGAGCGTTCGCAATACGACTCCCTCTTCGGTTACGGACTCACGGAGCAGCGCCTAACGTGGATTCTGGAGCGGTTGATGTCGTTCCAGGCGATGTACTTCTCGGCTAACTCCCCCAAGGGCACGCGCCCGATGGAGCGGGACGAGGTTCCCACGCCGGATAAGCTAGTCAAGAAGAAGCGCAAACTTACGCCTTCCGATTTGCTGCGGCAATTTTACGGAGGCGATGAAGATGACGAGCCCGCGGCCTAACCTCTACAGGTTGGCAGGCGGGCTCGTCTGTGTATGAGAGTAAGGAGGATACATGGCTCTCGGAAGCTTTGAGGCAGGTAAGGTACACATCCGTGTCCTGCCCGATGCCTCGGGATTCAACCGCAAGCTCCGGCCTGAGCTAATGAAGGCCAAGCGCGATGCTGAGAAGCTGATGCGCATCGAGGTTACCCCGGTGCTAAACAAGCAGGCACTACAGCGCATCAAGGCGCAGCTGTCCGGTCTGGGTGGTACCGCAAAGATTCAGGTGGATGCCGATACGTCGGAGGCCAAGCGCAAGCTGGATGAGGCGACGGAGGACCGCACCTCGACTGTCCACGTGAAGGCCGACCCCGCCGACCTGCAGAAGAGCCTGGACGAAGGCACCCGCGACCGAGGCGTGCGTGTTCACATGGTGGGAGACTCGGACGACCTGGAGCGTAGTCTGCGCCGAAGCACCCGCGACCGCGGCGTGAAGGTCAAGACCGAGGCGGACTCCCGCGACCTAGAGAAGAGCCTGAACGAAAGCACCCGCAACCGTTCAATCAAGCTGCCGCTGGAAGCAGACTTCGACCACCTGGAAAAGCGCCTCAAGAAGGCGACCAAGGAGCGCAAGCCCCTGCGTATCCGCGTCCAGGAGACGGTGGAGAAGTACGACGAGCTGGTGGACGCCGGTAAGGACGACCACCGCCCGTGGAGCCAGCGCTTCGGGGAGGAGTTCGAGCGACTGCGCCAGAAGTTCAAGGAGTCTGAGCGCATCCCCCGGTCGTGGGGTGAAGCCTGGCAGAAGTCGGTGAGCTTCCTGCGCAAGGACAAGGACATTGACGAGTTCCTGCGCAAGATCTCGTATGCCCGCACCGAGACGAAGAAGCTGCGCGAGTTCTTCCGTGAGCGCCGCGAACGCCGTTCGGGGATTAGTTCGTCGGACGGGGAGGACTCCTCTAGCCATTCCGTAGATACCGGCAAGGTTCGCACCGGGGGACTGCGAGACAGCATCTCCCACTCGGTGACCTCTATCCGTTCCTTCATTGACCAGGTTCGCTCTGCAGAGGGGCCGCTGTCTTCCCTGCGTAACGCCCTGAGCAAGGGTGCGCAGTCGTTCAGCGATTTCTACTCACGCGTCTCCGAGCGCGCCCGCGCGACGTTCGAGCGTATGAAGAACTGGATTACCCGCTCGAACGTGGATGACGAGTCCTTCGAGCGTTCCGGCAAGGTTCTTGATGACTTCAACAAGAAGGCGAAGGACAACGCGGACAAGTCACTGTCCCTGACCGAGCGCGTCTCCCAGCGTATGCGCCGCATTGCCGATGCGACGGTGGAAAAGATTCACTGGATCACGTCGGGGCAGTTCGATGACGATGACGCGGAGGACGTCACCAACCGCTTCTTCGATGCCTTCGAGAAGGGTATCTCCAACCACGATAAGCCGGACTTCAAGCTGTCTGACCTCGTGGATTTCAGCGACGACGATTTGTTCCGACGCGCTGACGAGCGCCTGCAGGGCTACCGTAAGCGCCTGCAGGACTTCGAGAAGTCGAACCGTACCCTTATTCGCAAGATCGCTAACTCCGCCTCCTTCGACGCGGCACGCGGTACGGAAGCCTTCGACCAGATGAACGCGCGCCTGCAGGAGCTCGCACGACAGGCTAACCTAGCACGTAAGAATCTGCAGGCGATGGACAAGGCGATGCGCGATGCGCGTCGTAACGGCATCTCCAAGAAGGACCCGGCGGTAGAGGACGGCTCCTCACCGCTGATGGGTGTGCGCTCCCTACAGCAGAACAACGCCCTGCTCGATGAGGCACGCCGCCGCTTCGCAGACCTGGCTGACCAGGCGGAGCGACTGGGCAACATCGACATGGCGCGTGGTCTGCGCGAGTCGATGGAGGCCGTGGGCCGCCAGATTGAGCAGAACCTCAAGAATCAGAAGCTCTTCGGGCAGGCTCTCTCCGAGACGGATCGCGAGCGCAACCGTAAGGTCGCGCCTAGCGAGCGCCCGTCCTCTCCTCTCGATGCGTTCCCGCAGACTCAGGTAGACTTCGGAGACTTCTCCGAGTCCTTGGCGAAGCTGACTTCGCACATCAAGGAACTCAAGGAGGAGCGCGCGAAGATCTCGTCGGAGCTCAACAAGGCGGTACAGTCTGGCGATGTTGAGGGCGTAGACCGCGTGGAGGGTGCCTTCGCCAACTTGCGTGACCGCCTCCGCGAGGCGCGAGAGCAGATGGACTCCCTCAATTCCGCGCAGAAGGTCTTGAACTCGCCGGTGAACATCGGCAAGGGTCTACTCGACCGACTGCGCGGGGACAACAAGGGTGAGCCTATCGAGATTCCGGCTGAGGTAGACCTTGACGACACGGCGGCTAAGGAGCGCATCAACCACCTGACGGAGGACAAGGAGCTTACCGTCAATGCGGACGCGGATACTGGCCGCGCTCGTATGAAAATGGCAACTCTGACCCGCCCCCGCCACGTGCTCATTTCGCCCGAGTTGAACAAGGCCGCCTTCGTTAAGGTGGCAACGGCGCTCGCGTCGCTGTCCGGTGCGCGCGCGGCGTTCGACTTCACGAAGAAGTTTACGGACTTCATCAAGGACATGGATAAGAACCTGGGTGAGCTGGTCAAGCTGGCCTCTGTTATCTCTACGCTGACGTCTGGCTTTACGTCCTTGACCTCACACGTCTTCGCGCTGGGTCGCTCCCTCGTCACCATGATTCCTGCGCTCTACGCTGTCCCCGGTCTGGTGGCCTCGTTCGGCGTGGCTACTTGGGCTACGGTGAACGCGCTCAAGAAGTGGGACGAGAGGATGAAGGACGTCAATGACCGCTTCAAGGACCTGAACGCTCGCGCGGCCAATAAGTTCTGGGACGCCTTTGAAACCCCGATGCGTCGCCTCATCGACAACCTGTTCCCGGCGTGGGAGCGTGGCTTCCTCAACATGTCCGAGGCGATGGGTAATTTCTTCGTCAAGGCGATTGAGGGTGCGGAGCGCTACGCCTCGCAGGGCGGCATGGACCGCATTTTCGACTCCATGACTAAGGGCGTGGAGTCGATGTCTCGCGCTATGGCACCTTTGACCGAGGGTCTGCTGCGCTTCGTGGAGATTGGCGTATCCTACTTCCCGCGCTTCGGTGACTGGTTCACCGACATGGCGAATAAGTTCAACGACTGGACGAAGACGGCAGACATCACCTCCGCGATCGACAAGGGCATCCAGGCGATGAAGGACTTGTGGCGCGCCGCTGTTCAGACGTGGGGCATCCTGGATGCTATCTCCAAGGCAGCGACGGCGGCAGGTGGCGCTACGCTGGGGGACTTCGCTGACGCGCTGGGCCGCCTCCACGAGCGCCTGGAAACGGTGCAGTCCCAGTGGATTCTGACCACGCTTTTTAAGGGCGCTAATGACGCGATGTTCGAGCTCGGCAAGAGCTTCGAGATGATCTGGGACGCGCTAAGTCGTACCGCGGATAAGGTCGCGGCTGTTATGAAGGGCATCTCTGGCATCATCAACGCCTTCGTGGATTTGATGACCCGCGCCTTCTCGGACACCCGCTTCTCTGATGAGTTCGTGCAGGCGATTCAGGACGTGAAGACCGGCATGGAACAGCTGGCCCCCCACGGCTCCGCCCTGGGAGCTATACTCGGTTCCATCTCGTCGGTGGTCGGCACTATGGCGAAGGTATTCTTCCCCATCTTCGGTACGGTTCTTGAGGAGCTGGCTCCTATCTTCCAGGACCTCAAGCGCGCGGCTGAGGCGGTCATCCCCGTGCTCGGCACGTGGTTGAAGGACGCGATCAAGGGTATCGGTGATGTGGTAGGTCCGATCATCAAGCAGTTCGCCGATTGGGTGGAGAAGAACCCGGAGTTGGCCGCGACGCTTGGCATCGTTGCGGTGGCTCTTGGCGGCATCCTGGCCGTCATTGGACCCGCTCTCGGGGGAATCGCTGGTGCGATCGGGACCATCACAGGTCTGTTCAGCGGCGTTGGTACAGTGATTGGCGCGTTCTCCGCTGGTGGCGCGTTGGAGGCTGTAGGTGCCGCGGTGGCCTCGGCAGCGGCCCCCATCGCTATCGCTGTCGCTGCGGTATTGGCTTTGGCCTTTGCGTTTAAGTACACCTGGGACCGCTCCGAGGAGTTCCGTAAGAACATCGAGTCCATCGGTGGGCACCTTGAGGCAGCCGCCGAGCCCTTCATCAAGTTCTTCAATGACCACCTAAAGCCTGTGATTGAGGACGCCTGGGGCCACATCCAGAACGCCTTCAAGAAGGTGGGCGACGGTATCCAGACCTTCATGGAGGGGCTCTCTGACTTGGCTGACGCGATCTCCCCCATATTGGCGCCTATCGCGGAGATTGTCGCGGCGGTGTTCGGTACCGTTCTGATGGATATGATTAATAACGCATCGCGCCTCTTCGAGCACATCTTCCAGGTTGTCGGCAGTGTCTTCGGTGCTATTGGTGAGATTTTCAAGGCTATCGCGGCGCTGATGCGGGGCGACTTCTCTGGCGCGCTAGAGCATTTGAAGAACGCCTTCTTCAACGTGTTCGACGCGATCTTCAACCTGGTCGGCGGAGTTATTCGCGCCGTCCTGCTATGGCTCGACACGACGGCCTTTCGTATCCTGGGTTTCGCGCGAAAGATTCCCGGTATGGTGGTGGATTTCATTAAGGGTATCCCCGGACTGCTGGCTAAGATCCCCGAGATGATCTTCAACATCTTCAAGCGTCTGAACCTGTTCAACTCTGGACACAACCTCATCACCGGCTTCGGCAGGGGCATCGTGGACGCCTTCCGAAATGTGAAGCAGTGGACGTTGGATGCGCTCAAGTGGTTGCGTAGCCTGTTCCCGTTCTCCCCGGCTAAGCGCGGCCCGTTCTCGCGAAGCGCCCCCGGCGGGTACCTCGACACTTCGGGTAGTAAGATGATGCACGACTGGGGTAAGGGAATCCTGTCCCAGCAGGACTTCCTGTCCGATAGCATCAGTACCATGATGGAGGATATCAAGAGCGACATCGACTTTGATATTGCTCCTGCGATTAGCACGCAGAACATGGACCTGGGCTTCGATGCGCGCGGCGACGTGCGCCTCTCCGGTAGCTTGACCGGCAGCCTGGAGACTGCGCTGATTAGCGCCCTGTCCAGCGGTGTAGAATTGAGGATGGCAAAGGATACCGGACGCGCGGTGCTCGGCTACAGCGAGTCCGCGATGCGAGCCAGCCGCTCTAGCTGGTAAGGACGAAAGGAGATAGGGGTGGCCTTCACGATGGACACCACCATCCCGCAGCTTAGCGGGCTGGATGGCTTGTTGTACGACGCCACGGTAGCGGTGTTGAATGGTAGGGTCATCCCTATCGCCTTCGGCGAGACGATCACGCACTCCTACGAGGGCGCGCGGTTTAACACGTTCACCTCAGCCCGAGGAGTGCGCAGTATCTCGTACCGCGGGGACGCACCCCGCAACTTGTCGGTATCCCTTCGTATGCCCTGGAAGTATGTTGCCACGGTGCTGGGACTGGAGAGTGTACAGCGTGACCCGATATATGTCATCTCCCCCCTGGCGCGCCGCACCAACGTTCTTCCCCCGTGGTTCGACTGGAGCGATGTCCGGACAGGTAACCACCACCTGCGGGTAAACCACGAGTCGAATCTGAGCGGCTTCGCCCGCTCACTGAGCGATATCGCCTATACCGGCACCTCTACCTACGGCCCCTTCGTCATGGATTCCATCAGAACCAAGAGCGCGAATATATACGGGCGCGAGGCGTCAGTCCCGACCGGGGCCACGTACAGGTTCCGGTCGGGAACCAGGTCGTCAGGAGGCCGCATTGAGCGGGCCGTGGGGCTAATCGGGTTTGATAGCTCCGGCAATAAGGTGTGGACCTCCCCCTTCATTGAGGCCAGCGGAACCTGGGAGGTGAAGACCTCGGTGGAGTTTACCATCCCGGATACCGTCGCCGTAGTGCGTGACTTCTATGATGCATCGCTAGTGTCCTTCTCCCCGATGCAGCTGTGGATCGGCACCCACGAGCCCCCGCCCTCGCCGCGCATGGGCGGAACGTTCCAAATTTCTGATCTCAGCTTCACCGAGGCGCCCAGCACCAAGGCGAAACTATACGATGTCTCCTATACCCTGAAGGAGGTGGCTCCGTGAGCCCCATCTCTCATACGATTACGTCTGAGGCTCTTGAGTGGAAGGGCATCTTCCTTCCGGTTGCGGATGTTGTGGTGACGCATGAGTTCTCGCCGCTGCCCCAGGAGGTCTCCCCCGGTAGGCGAACCCCCCTCACCGTGACGTGCACAGCGCGCGCAAAGGCGTCGCCTACCCACCTCATGCAAACCCCTTTTGAGGGCGGTATCCCCAATCACGGTGATGCCGTAACGCTGACCCTGTTCAAGCGATATGGTGATGATGGGGCTACGCGTGAGCACAAGCTTAGCTTGGTGGTAGACGAGATCGAGTACGAAGGGGATAACCTGTCGTTGCGCCTCATCCAGCGCGTAGACTCATTCTCTATCCCTATCTCAATCTCGCCCTGCCCACCACACCACACCCGATACTGGGCTGCCCGAAGTGATAAGTTCACCAAGGAACAAGTCGGAGACGAGGGGGAGACACGAAGTGTAAACCCGTCTCTTCGGTGGCCACTGTATTTGGCACTCCGTGCGGGCGGCTACTCGGTGACTCCCCCTCCGCTCCCGACGATCCAGCTTGACCTACCACTGCAGGGAGCGTACACAACGAACACATGGGACAACCCGTATTATTCACCGGATGCGGACCGTGACGCGGCGATCTTGTCGAACGTCAAGGCGGTAGACTTCTTCTTGGACCCGGGAAGGTGGGGCGCGGCCGGCGAGGAGCCGGAAGGGGTGAACGGTGTCGGATTTGCCGGAGAGCTGGCGAGGTCCCGATCCGGCAAAGATGGGAAGGAGTCACCGTCTGCCGCGACATACAATGGTGTCTGGTTTATGGTCGAGGGTATCGTACAGGTAACCCAGGCTAAGGATCGCAGGGATATTTGGGACCGCCCCTTCCGCCGCGGGAACACCTTCACGTCCTTTATGATCGTTAGGTCAGAGGATGCGGTGAAGAACCCAGAGAACCTGTACCAGGTGAAGTTCTGTACGAGCAGGAGACTCGGCCTAGCTCTACGATGGAATCAAGCCGGGCACTTCTGGGTGTACCGCTCCTCCTATGCGCAGGAGTGGGTGGGATTCTCCCCCTCTGCTGAGTCGGTAGTCAAGGAGTTTGACATCGACGGCTGGCAGGGGCGACGCGAGATCCCGGTGGTCATCGAACAGATCGGTGACCAGGTGACTATCCGCATTGGCACTGTCCACGAGGTGAGATTCAATACTCCCTCGATTACGGGTCCCTACGGAGCTACCCCCACCTGGGTAGAGGTGTGGATTCACAACCCCACGAAATCTGCCGCTATGGGTGTTACGGGAGTGCAGGTCGCCGGTATACCGACGGATGAGCCCTACAAGAGTCGGTTTATGGAGGTGGCGAAGGACTACCACCTCTTCACCCCGAGGGCTCGTATTTTCTCTAACCCCATCCTCTACACCCAGGGGGTACTCCCCTCGGTCCGAGCGAAGCCCGCCGGTGAGGTGCTGGACGACATCTGTAGCTCCGCGGGGCTTACCTGGTGGATTCGCCCCGATGGGGTGGCGGTTGTTGTCCCCTTGGAAGACCTAGAGAAATCTCGCTACGGGTCTACCCACGCGATCAACGTGTCGTCGGATGTGAAGGACATCAGCTTCTCCAAATCCGCTGTGGACGCAAAGTCATCGCTCGAAATTGAGTACGCGAGCGTGGCGATGTGCTCCTTCGAGGAGGCTCGGTGGGTACTCTACGAAGGGGGAGGCTATGCAGATATCGGTAAACCTGTCGAAGTCATGCTCACTGCGGATGAAGCGGTAGACTGGCTTGAACCCGACTTCACGGTAGAGGACA